ATGGTGACTGCCGCGACAAATCTGTCGCACGAGGCTGCGGGCTTCATCGGGCGCATCCCCGTGCGCAACATCTGGCTGCTGATGCTCTACGCGTCGGATCTGCTGAAAACGTCAGAGCGCGCGCTGGTCGACGCGGAACGCAACCCGGATGAGATCGCCGACCTCGTCGCGCGACTGCTGGCACAGGCTGTGGAGGAGCGACAGCGCCGGCAGCTGAGTCTCGGCTATCGGCCGCGCAGCGCGGACCTCTCGCGCGTGCGGGGCCGGATCGACGTCTTGCGCACCGAGCGTCGCCAGCTGCTCGCGCGCGGCGCGGTGGCCTGTCGCTTCGTCGAACTCAGCGTCGACACGCCGCGCAACCGCTTTGTTCGCGGTGCGTTGGAAGCGGTGGCGCGACTGGTGTCACACCCGGATCTGCGCCATCGCTGCCGTCGCCTCGCCGCGGACATGCAGGCTTTGGGGGTCTCGGGTGCGATGCCGTCGCGGAGCGAGCTAAGTGCTGACCGCATCGGGCGACACGACGCGGCGGATCGCGAGATGCTGGCGGCCGCTAAGCTGGCCGTAGACCTCGTCCTGCCCACCGAGTCGGCGGGCCCCAGACCCCTGCCGATGCCGGATCGGGAGGAACAATGGGCACGACGGCTCTTCGAGCGGGCTGTGGGCGGCTTTTACCGCGCGGTGCTGCCGTCTAGCCGCTGGGATGTGCGAACGGGCCGTCCACTTGATTGGCCGGTCGACTGGTGCAGCGACGGCGCCCGGGACATCCTGCCTGGCATGCGGACCGACGTCGTACTCGACGATCTGGTGGCGGACCGACGCATCGTGATTGATACAAAGTTCACCGGGATCGTCACGGCCGGTTGGCGGCGCGAAACCACGCTGCGCAGCGGATACCTTTATCAGATCTACGTCTATCTACGGTCGCAGACCGGGCGTGGTGACTCGCTGGCCGACGTTGCCGAGGGCCTGCTACTGCACCCCGCCATCGGCGAAACGGTCGACGAGGCAATCCTTGTGCAGGGTCATTGCATCCGGTTCGCCACAGTGGATCTCGCTGCGGATAGCGCGGCGATCCGCGCGCAGCTTTTGGGCTTTTCGATCAAGTGGTTGGGTACATCAAGTTTCACTGCGGTCTAGGGAGCGCAACGCCGGGTTGCCCTTATTGACCTCGCCCTAAGGGGCGGGAATTCCCGGCGGGATGAGCCCCTGCAATCATCACTTCCGCAAACGCCCAGCTCAGTAGTCAGTCTCGACATACACGCCCGAGCAATCGTAGGCGACCGCCGCCGCCGTCGCGCCGTTGTTCATGTAGTTGCGCGGGCTCAGGAGTTGCGTCGCGGCCGGGATGTCGGTGTCGAGCATGACCTCGACCACCGCTCCGCTGACCTCCTCGACCACCCGGACGCCGATCTCGGCGCTGTTCGGGGCAGCGAGGAGCGTCAGGGTCAGGACGTTCGTCGTGCTCGCGACCGAGAAACTCGCGCCCAGATCGGTGAGCGTGGGCGCGCCCGAGGTGTCGTTTTGCACCAGCTGCCAGTTCGTATGGGTACCGCGCTGGAAGCCGATGCCGATGCAGTTCACTGCCGCCGACAACGTCAAGGTGGTCGCCAGCGCTGTCGTTGAGCCATAGAGGCCGAAGAACCCCATGCCGGTCGCCTGCAGCGTCACCAGCGAGAGCCGGTTCACATAGGTGAAGCCGCCCAGCCCATCCGCATTTCCGCGCCAGCAGACCCAGCCGGCCGAGCGTTCTTCGGCCGCTGCATCGGCGGTGGCGGCACTGGTCACGCGCCAGCGGCGCATCGAGGTCGAGAGGTTCGTGGTGGCGAGCGTCGGCGTGGAGACGGTGCCGACGGCAGTGCGCGGCATGCCGTTGGTGTTCACGGTCGTACCGGTGGACGGCGCCCAGGTCGCGATGCGATTCACCCCGAAATGCGGCTGCAGCGGGAAGAACCGCCCCGAGGGGCGCTGGACGTCGAGCCATCCGGCCCCGGCGCGGTCGCGGGCATAGAGGGCGAGCTTGCCGGTCGGCGGCGGCGTGGGCACGGCATTGAGCGCCGGGAGCACCACGGGCTCGGGCATCTCGACCCGGCCGCTCGCGCGGTCGATCCGGATCGCCTCGTAGAAGGCCGAGCCGTCCGGGCTGACCTTGAAGCTGAAATCGTCGCTGCCAAGAAGACCGATCAGCGCCCGGGCCGACCAGTTGGTCTTGAAGGCGAAGCTCGCATCGTTCCCGGCTGCGGCTTTGTTGACCGTCGCCTCGATTCCGGCGCCCGCGTTGTTGAGGAGCACCGCGGGCGTGTTGACCGAGAGCCGATTGTAGCTGTCGGCCGCCGCCCCGCCGAGGCCCAGAAGCTGCGCAGTCAGGTTGGCCTGGGGCATGCCGACCTGCGTGACGGCATTGGCGAAGGTGACGGTCGGCGTATTGACCACCGTCGTGCCATTCGCACCCGAGGTCGCCGAGCCGATGTTGACGACCGTGGTCGACCCCGACGCGCCGCCGGTGCCGAGGTTCACGGTCTTGGTAAGGCCGGTGGTCGTCGCCCCGGTGCCCATGCCGTAGGTCGCGGTGCCCGTCGCCGTGCCGATGGTCGCGGTCGCGCCCGAGACCGTGACGGTGCCGGACGCGGTCAGCGTGCCCGAAAAGGTCTTGTTGCCGGTGAAGGTCTGGGTGCCGGCCAGGATCGCCAGTTCCGACGAGGTGTTCGGCAGCGTGTAGCTGCGAGTCGTCCCGGTGCTGATACCGGACAGCGAGAACACCGCCTTCTTGGTGGGATCGGCGTCGTTGACGAGACTGAAGACAGCATCCGAGATGTCGCTGGGCTCGCCCACGACCTCCCAGGCAGCACCGGTCCAGACGAGCAGCAGGCCCTCGTCCTCGACCCATGCCCGCCAGCCGGTGCGCGGCGGCAGACGCAGCCAGGCGCCGTCGGACCAGAGGGCGACATTCAGGTCCCAACCAGCCCAATCGCCCGTCGCGCCCGAAGCGGCGATATAGCGGTCGCCATCAGCAGGGCTTCCCGGCGGCGCGGTCAGGCCCCGATCAAGAACGGAAAGCTGGACCAGCCCGTCGAGGATCCGCAGTGCCTCGTTGTGGGTGACGTGCTTCTGGGCCTGCGCCGCCAGGATGTAGGGCAGCAGCAGATGGGTCGTTGCGTCAGACATGGGATGGCCTTCAGAACGTAAGCGTGGCGGTCTTGGGCGCGCCCCGCCCGACGAGGGCGGAGAGCTGGTAGATGCGGATGGTGAGCGTGTCGCCCGGGCCGAGCAGCACGCCCCAATCGGCGGTCTGGGCGGCGGCGGTGTAGACCGCGCTGGCGGCAGCCGCGCTCAGAACGCGCTTCACGGTGGCGCTGTCGAGGATCTCGACCTCGTAAGCCTCCAGCTCCTCGGCGACTGGGACCTCTAGCCCGCCCCAGCTGTCGGCAGCGAGCGCGCGGGATCGCCGGGTCCAGCGGATCGTCAAATCGCCTGGCGTGCGAGGCCTGCGCCATGGCTGCTCGACATGGGCGACGGAGAACGGGCGAAGCCCCACGCCCGCGGGCGTGAACGCCTTTGCCGCATATGTCTCGTCGCTGACCGGTCGGCTTGCCGGGCCGATGCGCCAGTTCCATGGGATGCCGAGATCGGCCTCGGCGATCGGCAGCGACGCCAGCGAGGCGTCCAGTATCACCACCCGCGCACCCGCAGGCACCGGATTTCCCATGGCGGCCTCTGTCCCCCGCTGGCCGCGCAGGAGCCGGGTCAGGCGATACCGGCCAGGAGCGATCAGTTCGGCCGCGCCCGCCTGCACGATCTCCCAGACACCTGGCGCGCTCTCGATGGCCAGCGCGTTGGTACCGCCGAACAGTGCCAGGTCAGTGACGCTTTCCAGCGTGCCGGCCAGCAGGTCGACTACCAGCGCATTGCCGAGGTCGAAGCGCGAGGTAGGTCCGGCGTAGAAGTCCGAGACCAGCGTGCCGATCCGTGCGCGTGTGCCAAACGTGGTCAGCAGGTCGAAACCATCCGTCGACGGGCTGCGATAGACCGCCATCTCGCCGGGCCAAGGCACGGCATGCGCCGCCGCGAAGGGCCGATGCGCGGCCTGGTCCTCGGTGAGCTGCGGCAAATCGAGGAGCATGACCTCGGGTGCGCCGAAGACGACGGCCTGGGACAGCGCCGAGGGGCGCGGCGCGCCGGGCGGCAGGTCGTAGGCCTCTCGGTCCTGGCGGACGGTCTCGATGCTGCGCGCATCGGCATCGGCGATGGAGATGAGCCGCAGCGGGATGGATCGGCCGTCATGGGCGAGCGTTACCACATCGGCCGGGTCGAGCGCGAGCCGCGAGGGCGGCAGCCGGAATGCCGCGCTCTCGCGACCGGTCCAGGCTTCCATCAGCGCGCGGCGGCAACGGCGCTCGGCCTCCTCTGGCGGCACCGCCAATGGGAAGCTCTCGGATGCGATGCGGGTCGTGTCGACGGTGATGCGCCAGGCCTCGACCTGAGCCGCCTCGTAATCCTCGTCGGCGCGGGCGACCTGCCACTTCAGGGCCTGCGGCAACTCCGTCTCCTGGCCGCGCGTCAGTTCCAGAACATCACCCTCGCGCGCGGCGACCAGATCGTCCGGTGCGACGCTTGCCACCGCCGCCCGCCCGCGCATCATGAAGCGGATCACGCCTTCGGTCTCGACGGCATCGAACCCGAAATGCCGCGCCAGCGTGGTGATCGATGCGCGCGGACTTTCCAGCGCGCCGATGGCATAGCCCTCGACCGCGCCCCAGAGGCCGGTGACGTCGATGCGATCGTCGGACAATCCCGCGCGTAGACAGAGGTGCCGTACAAGCGCCGCCAGCGACACGGACCCGAGTCGGCCGGTCAGCCAATGGCCGAGACGCCAGTTCGGTCCGTCGGTCCAGACATCGGTCAGTTCGGGAAAGAACGGATACGGCCGCGCATCCCAGGTCCAGGCCGCGCATTCGGGGACATCGACCATCCGGTCGCCGTAGACCGAGGACAGCGGGTTGTTCGCGGCCTCACCCCAGAACAGATGGGTCGCCTCGAGATAGGCGCGCTGGATCCTGTCGTCGCGCCAGCCCCGCGAGAAATACGGTGTGTAGCTCTCCGACGACTTCGGGTCGAAGAAGACGTTGGGCTGGTTGGTGCCCCGGTCGATGGCCGGGCAGCCGAGTTCGGTGAAGCGGATGGGCTTGGACTGCGACACCCATGTCGTTGGCGTGCCGCTCTCCACGCCGCCGGGGCGGTCGTAATGCGCGTTCGACCACCAGCTGCGCAGATCCTTGTAGCGGAAGACCCATGGCTTGCCCGCAGCACCATCGGTGATCGGCGTGCGCACCTGCGCGGAGCGGTCGGCCGACGATGCATAGAACCAGTCGAAGCCCTCGCGGCCCGCGATGTTCGCCTGCAGATAGGCCCGGTCGTAGATCGCGGGCCAGCCCTCGGCCGCGTCCGCGTGCTCGAACCCGTCACGCCAGTCGGAGAGCGGCATGTAGTTGTCGATGCCGATGAAATCGATGTTGGCATCCGACCAGAGCGGATCGAGGTGGAAATAGACATCGCCGCTGCCGTCGCTCGGGTGGTGGCCGAAATACTCGGACCAGTCGGCAGCGTAGCCGATATAGGTGCCTGCCCCGAGAATGGCGCGCACATCGGCGGCGAGCGCCTTGAACGCGGTGACGGCCGGATAGGTGCTGGCACCCGAGCGGATGGTGGTCAGGCCGCGCATCTCCGAGCCGATGAGGAAAGCGTCGACGCCGCCTGCCACGGCGCAGAGATGGGCGTAATGCAGCATCATGCGGCGCAGGCCCCAGTCGCCGGACGGGCCGGTCCAGGAGACGGTGTCGCCCGAGATCGCGAAGTCGGAAGGGTTGGCGCTGCCGAAGAAGGCCGCGACCTGGCTGGCTGCGGTTGCCGTCTTGTCCACGCTTCCAGCATTGCCCGCCGCAGGCGAACAGGTGATCCGGCCGCGCCAGGGGAATGTGGGCTGGCCCACCCCGGCGGCATTGTCGGAATACGGGTTCGGCAGCGTGTTGCCGGGCAGAACGTCCATCAGGATGAACGGATAGAAGGTCACGCGCAGCCCGCGCGTCTTCATCTCCCGGATTGCCTGCACCACCGCGAAATCGGCGGGTGTGCCGCCGTAGACGGGTCGATCCTGATCGTCGCGGCTGACGAGGAAGGCATTGGCGCGACTGACGCCATTGACCGACCAGCCGACCGGCGTCGTGGATTTCGCCGTGACTTCGACGCCCGGGCGCAGCTTGCAGGTTCCCGCTCGCAGGTCATCGCCGAACCAGGCCACGACGAGGCTGACGCTCTCGACGGACGGCGCCATGGCCTGGAGCCGATCAAGCGCGACCAACATATCGGAAGTGTCGGGCAGCGCGTTCAGGTTCTCGGCCTGCGTTGCGCCGCCCGAGGATTTGCGGATTCCTTCGGTGGCATAGGTGAACTCGCCCGAGGCCGGGATCAGAGTGACGGCGCGGGTCAGCCCCTCGGCGGTGTCGGGATCAGCGAGCGGCCGGAACACCTCGAAGGAAAGCTGCGGCAGCCGGTTGCCGTAGGTCGAGAGCGCCAGTTCCTCGAAGACCACATAGGCCGTGCCGCGATAGGCCGGGGTTTTCGCCGCACCCATCTTCGCCGCGATGAACGGATCGGCAGGCTGAGCTTCGTCGCCCGGATACCAGCGCCAGGTGACGCCGGAGAGGTCCATCGGCTTGCCATCGGCCCAGATGCGGCCGATGCCGGTGATCGGGCCTTCGCAGAGCGCCACGGCGAAGCTGGCGTAGTAGAGATACTCGGTCGTCTTGACCTTGCCGCCCCCACCGCCCTTGCCGCCGCCTTGGGTCGTGGTCGTGGTCTCCTCGCGGAAATCCGTCGCCCAGATGATGTTGCCACCCATCCGCATGCGGCCGTAGAGCCGCGGGATGACCGCGCCCTCCGTGGCCGAGGTGATGCGCAGCGTGTCGAGCCGCGCGCCCTCGATGCGCTGCGTCGGCGCCAGCGACGAGATGATCCAGCTGTCGACGACCGAGCCGATGCTGGAGCCGATGAAGCCTCCGATGGTCGCAGCGCTGACGCCGAGGATCGCGCCGCCGATGCTGCCGCCAATGGCAGCACCGGCCGCGCCGAGAACGAGGGTGGCCATGTCGGGGGTCTCAGCGTTGCGGGAAGATGAAGGCGAAGGCGATGCGCCGCCGCCAGGCTTGGCTCAGCGGTTCCTCGATGACGCCGAGCCGCTCGTAGGCATGGAGGAAAGTATCGGGGCCGGTCAGGATCCCGACATGCTTGGCGATGGCGCGCGGCATCATCCGAAAGAGAACCAGCGCACTGGGACCGGCATCGGCCGGGGCGATCTCCGGCATCATGCGCCGCGCGCCCTCGGCCAGCACCTCGCGCGGGCCCGTCTCGCCCCAGTCCCGGCTGTAAGGCGGGATCGGGAATGGCTCGGGGCCGACGAGTTCGCGCCAGACGCCCCGCGCGAGGCCGAGGCAATCACAGCCGACGCCCTTGAGGCTCGCCTGGTCGTGATACGGCGTGCCAAGCCAGGACCGTGCCGCCGCGATAACCCGATCCGGATCAGCGGCTTTCACAGCACACCTCCGTCGTGGCCGCCGTCCTTAGTGGCGTAGCGCAGAACGGCGTCCTGACCCGGAATATGCGGAAAGCCCCGGAATCTGGCGGTATTGGCGAACTTCGCGCTGCAGGTCTCGATCCGCTTGTCGCAGCCCGCGCGGATGGTGAAGGCGTCGTCCTCGCTGATGGCCCGCATCGGGGCCTCGAGCAGGGTCAGCACGGCGATACCGTCCGCCACATCATGGCCCAGCACCTCGGTGCGCCGCCCTGCGTTCGCGCCGGAGGTCCAGTCTAGGGTGCCGAATGTGAAAGACCCGGACGTGAACCCGCCGAGACCGGAGGTGGTGAACGCGCGATCCCGCAGCAGATCGACCACAGCACCCGCGCCCTTGAAGGCCGGGTCCTCGAGATCGACGCCGCAGCGCGCATCGCCGAGCGCGGCATCGCAGGTCGCCTGGAAAGTCCGCCCGACCGTCTGCCCGAGCACATGCGCGAGCGAGCGGACCTCGGCGACGAAGGCCAGCCGCCCGCGCCGGATCTGGCCGATGGCCCCGCGCCGCATCAGAACGCGCTGAGCGGTGTCGGCCCAGTTCACGCGCCAGACCTCGACGGCCGCGTTGTCCCAGCGGCCGTCGAGGATATCGGTCTCGGTGATCCGGTCCGAGGTCAGCACGCCTTCCGCATCCTGCGCATCGACCGAGAGGTCCGAGCCCGAGCGCACCTCGGAGGCGGTCAGCCCGCTCTCGGGCTCGAAATCCGTGCCGTCGAAGCTCAGCGTGCGGTCGTGGTCAGTGAAGCCGAAGGTGACCCCATCGGCCTGCGAGATCCGCCAGCACCAAGCGAGCGTCGTGGTGCCATCGTCGAGATGGGCTTGCAGTGCGGGTGAGAGGGATTTCGTCGGCAGGTTCCCGTCATTCGGTCGTCGAGATCGGCGATCCAGGTCGCCCATTCCGGCGGAACCTCCGCGACGGTCTGGGCAGCTGGCCGGGCCAACCGCGCCTCGGCATAGGAGACGCAGCCCGCATCACCAGCGCCCATCGTTGCGGCGCAGCCGGTCAGCAGGATCGCCAGCGCTGCGGCCGTCGCGAACCGCATCTTGCCCGCGCTCGACGCGCTTGTTCTTGTCTTCCATCGCATCGCTTTCTGCCTCTCGCTTACCCGTACGTTCGCCCTCCGCACGCCCCCAGACCCGGCCGAGGACGACGCCCCCGACCGCGCCCAGAGCCGCGATCAGCCAGACCAGGAACTCAGCCATCGTCCCGCTCCCCGCGCGCGGCAGCGACGCAGAGCGCAACGATGAAGACGCCGAGCACCCCGCCCACGACCAGACCTGCGAGGAACTCAAGCACGCCCATGGAACCCGCGCTCGATCCGGTCGCGCAGGCCGATCAGGCCCAGCCCGAGGAACATCAGCCCCGCAGGCGAAGCGTCGCTTGAACCTGCGAGCAACGCGACGAAGCGGGAGAGTTCCCCGAGCGGCCCGGTGGCGGGCAGCGCAAGAGAGGCGATGCCGGTGAGCATGGCGAGGCATCCCGCCCACCAGGTGAGCGAGGTCGGACGGATGTAGCGCATGGGATCAGGCCCTCCGGATCAGGGTGGAGAAGAAGGAGGTCAGCCGGGTAAACCAGCTGATTGCGGGTTCAGGTTTGGCGGCAGGCACGGTTGGTCTCGGTATCGGCACGCTTGGGGGGCGCAGCAGCGCCAGCGCCTCGCCCTCGGTCAGTCTCCGGATCGGTCGCGAGAAATCGACTCGGCCGTTGCGGTCGACCGACCAGATGGGGATGTTGCCAGCGGGATAGTGGCCTTTGGCGAAGAGGTCGCGCTCGGCCTCGCGGCGCGGGCGGATCGCAACGGGCTTGAGCCAGCCCATGAAGGCTGCTGCCGCAGCAGCCCGGTCGCCCGCGTTCAGGAGCCGGGTGAGCGCCGCCTTGGCGATGCCGCCTGTGTTGTAATGGAAGGAGACCAGCGCATCGAATTCGTGCCGCTCGAGCGGCACCTTCACGGCGCGCAAAACGTCAGCCTCGTGACGCGCGAGGTCGGCCTGGAAGACCCGGAACGCCTCGCGGATCGCGGCATCGAGATCGGCGGGCATGCCGCGCGGCATCGTGGCGGGATCGGGTGCCCCGGCTGCGGCCGTGTGGCCGATGCCGAACGTCCAGACCTGTTTCACATCGAGATAGGGTCCGAGCACGATCCCTTCGTGCCGGACGAGGGCCAGAAGACCCCGGTCAGTCATCTGCATGGAAGTTACCCCAGAAGCGAGAGGATCAGGATCAGCGCGGCGACGGCGATGCCGATGCCCAGGTGGTGGCGGAAGGCCTGGCCGGGATCGGCCGGGTCGCAGCGAAGGGAGCGCGCGAGGCGCAGGAGGTCATGCATCGCCATCACCTTTCCCGGCATGGCGCAGACGGGCGAGCAGCACCTCGATGAAGGCCGGTCCGAAGACGCCGACGAGATAGGCGGCCGATCCGGCCGCGCCCCCGGCCGGGATCGCTTCGGGCGGCAGGCCGAGCCAGCGGGTAATGATCGCCATCGACAGGCTGCCCATCCCGGCCGCGATCAGACCCCCGAGCAGGATGTGGCGCAGGGCGTCGCGCAGCCGCATTTTCGTCGTCAGCGCGTTGGTCGCGCCCCCGAGCGCGCCCCAGGCGGCGAGGATCACGGCGGTGGAAGCGAGCAGTTCCTTCAGCGCCGCCGCCAGAAATCCGGTTTCGTCGTTCATCGTCGGATCTCCAGAAGCGGGATGGAGGTGATCGAACCCAGCCGTTCGAGGTCGAGCGTCACGTCGAGCACGTCCGTGTCGAAGCGGACGGGGACATCGAACTCGAAGCCCGCGGTGATCGCGACGCCGAGGCCCGGCGCGGTGGTGAAGGTGATGACGCCGGTCGTGGTATCGACGGACCAGCCGGACGCCTGGGGCGCGCCATTCAAGGCGATGGTGACCGAGCCCGCGACCGGCTTGGCGATGGTCCGCACCCATGTCTGGCTGCCCGAAGCGTAGCGCTTCACCAGCTGGAAGGCGGTCGTCGTGCCGTCACCGGTGCCGATCGCCTGGTCGGTCGGCGACGGGGCGCCCGACGGCAGGCAGGACTTGTGGTCGCCCCAGTCCTTGAAGCGAAACCCATGCAGGCGGCCGTTGCGCGCCTCGAAGAAAGCGACGACCGCCGCCAGATCGTCTGCGCGGCGGATGCCAAAGGCGACATCGTAGCGGCGGCGCGAATTGGCCCAGCTGGCGTTGCGCTCCTCGTCACCCGAGGCGAGCTCGACGATCTGCGTGCGCCGCTCGGGCCCGCCCCGCGCGCCTCGGCTGATGTTGTCCGGGAACCGGACCTCATGGAACGCCATGGCTTACATCCCCCTCCGCCCGAGCGAGACCGCCCGTGCAATGTCCGCCGCGACCTGCGTGCGCGATTGCCGGAAACTCTCGGCGTCGCGCGCCATGATGGTGACGTTGATCCCGCCGCCCGTGCCGTAGCTCTGCGCCTCGCGGCGCGAGAGCACGCGCTCGCCCCGCTGCAGGATCGCGGGCACCTCGTCGTGCCGAAGCCCCACCGCGCCGCCCGAATGCATCCGGGGCGCGGTGGCGAAGGCCATGGCCGGGACCATGCGCGAGGGGCCGGACGAGCCGACCATGCCGCCTGCGTGAAGGATGTTGGCGAAGATCCCGCCCGCGCCACCGAGCGCGCCTGAGAGCGCGTTGGCGATGGGGCCGAGGATGAACCGCCGCGCCGCCAGCTTCGCCAGGTCCGCGATCAGCGAAGTCACCAGATCGCGGAAGTTCAGCTTGCCGGTCTTCACGAACTCCCCGACCGCGTCCTCGGCCGACTGGAACGCGCTGACGAGGCTCTGGCCGATATCGCCGCCGATCTCCCGGGCCCGGCTGGCATAGTCCGAGAGCGCCGCCGTTACGGCCTGCCATCCGGTCAGGGCACGCTCCGCTCCTTCGCCCGCGGCGGTTCCGGCATCGCGAGCAGCACCTCCGGCGCCATTGGCTGCGGATGCGGTGTCGTCGAGCCCGGCCGCGAGTGCATCGGCGGAGGTCGCGGCGTCTGACAGCGCGGTCTCGGCCTCCGTGCCGGACCCGGCGACGGCATCCTTCAGCGCCTGCCAGGCGGCGAGCGGCCGGGTCGCGGCATCGGTCAGCATGCCCGCAGCCTCGCGATAGGCATCGGCCCGGGCACGCACGTCCTCCGCCATCGCGCCAAGCCCGAGATCGGGCGGTGCGACGTAGGTCCGGGCGAGCGCCGCCGAGAACGCATCGGCTGCGGCGGTACCCGCCGCCGTCGCGGCCCCCTCGAACGGATTGTCGATCCGGCTCAGGTCCACCGCGTCGAGCGTGCCGATCCGCACGCCGCCTTCGCCGGTCGACCATTCGGGCAGCAGGGCCAGCGCGGCGTTCAGGGTCGCGATGAAGCTGTTGATGCGGGTGACGACGCCGTTCAGCATCGCCTCCGCCCCGCCAATCAACCCGTTCGCGGCCTGGTAAGCGAAGTCACCGATGGCGCCCGGCAGGCTGCCCCAGATCGCCACTGCGCCGTCATAGGCCCCCTGGAAGATCGCGACGGTGCGGTCCCCAAACCCCACGACGCCCGCGACGGTGCCTTCGAGCGCCGAAAGCGCGGCAGCCTTCAACCCCGCCCATCCGGCCGCCATGCGGGCCAGCGCGGCATCGAGCGCGAGCCCGACCCGCGACCAGACCTCGGAGGCCAGATCGGAGAGCAGCCGGAAGGCGTCGCCGACCCCGCCCACGCGGGCGACGAATTGGGACAGCTGATAGATGAGTTCGCCGACGCCGACGATCAGCGCACCGATGCCGGTGCGAATCAGAGCCCCGCGCAGCACGACGAGCGCGGTGGCGAACCCACGCACCGACAGCGCCGCAGCGGCCAATCCGGCGACCCAGCGGCCCGCGAGGAAGGTCGCGAAGGTCACGGCATAGGTGGTCAGGCGGCCGATATTGTCGAAGAGGCCACGAATGGCGATGCCGAGCGGCCCGGTGCGGCTGGCAATGGCGGCCATGGCGTTGGCGACCGCCTCGAGCGCCGGAGCCGCGGCGACCGCCAGCTGGTTCGACAGCCCGCGCCAGATCAGCCCGAGCCGGGAGATGGCGTCGTTCGTCCGCTCGATCTGGTCGGCATCCTGTTCGGAGACCACGACACCGAACGCGAGCACGTCCTCGGTCGCCTGGCGCAGCGTCGCGGTGTCGATCCGCGACATGGCGATGGAGCCTTCCTCGCCGAAGAGCTGCCCCGCCACGGCGGCGCGCTCGGCGGCAGGCACGAACTCTTCGATGGCGGCATTGATCGCGCCGACACGTTGGTCCAGCGGCAGCGCGATCAGGTCGTTGGCGGACAGCCCGAGCCGGTCGAGCGCATCGGCGGCCGGGCCCGTGCCAGCGGCCGCCTGGCTGAGACGGCGTGTCAGATCCTTCGTCGCCTGCTCGATGCCGGACATCGACACGCCCGCCAGCTCGCCCGCACGCTCCAGCGTCTGGATAGAAGCAACGGTGGTGCCGAGCGACTGCGCGAGCTTGGCCTGCGCATCGACGGTCTGCAGGCCGGAGCGGATCATCGCCACGCCAGCAGCGGCGGCTGCGGCCACAGCGGCTGCGGCGGCCACACGCACGCGCCGCGAGAAAGCCGCGAGCCGAGCATTGGCCGCTTCCATCTCCCGGCTGAGCCGTCCGAAGCCACGCGATCCGGCTTCGCCGACACCTTCCAGCTCGGCGCGCACTTGCCGACCACCGACCGCCGCAAGGCGGACGCTGACGCGTTTTTCAGCCATTGCGGCGTTCCATCTGTTCGTTGAGTTTCGCGACCATCACCGCTTCGATGACGGGGAGAAGTTCGGCCGCGACGGCGGGCGGCACGCCAAGGGCATTGCCAAGGTCCAGTGCCGCCGACATGTCCCAGCCAATCACCGCGCCAGGCAACACACGCAGCTGACCGCCGAGGCGGCCGACCAGGTCCCAGACCTGCCAGCCCTCCGGAGTTTCTGGACGGTTCAGCCGCGCCGGGCAGTCCGGGCAGGCTTGCGCGCAGGCTTGGCAATATCGTTCGCCCCCGCCGAAGGACCATTCGGCGAGAGCGCGGAGGCGTTTTTTTCCTGCTCCAGCAGCAGGCCCTTGGAGACGTAGGTCAGTTGGAAGGCCTCGAAGATCGGCCAGACGTCGAGCAGCGCATCGATGGCCTCGGGGCTCGGCTCGATGGGGTTGCCGTCCGCATCGCCGATACCGTCCCAGGCAAGTACCGCCCGCCGCGCCAGCGCCTTGGCGAAGGCCACTGCGCGTTCCTCGTCGGAGGCATCTTCTGGAACAGCTTCCACGGCCGGATCGCTGCGCGTCGCGACCATCAGCGCGGTGGTCAGCGGGCGCAGCTGCACCCGCACGCCAGGGGCGAGGTCATGCCAGCAGGGCGCATTGGTCAGGTCGAGCGTCAGCATCAATACGTCTCCACATCGTTCACAAGGGTGGCAGTGCACATCCGGCCGACGGTGCTGTCGCGCGCGGCCTGCCAGTCGAAGGTCGCCTGCACGCCCTGGGGCCCGGAAATCTCGATGCGCGGGCGCGGCAGGTAGACGGCGTGCACGGTGAAGGTGAAGCTCTCGCCGGACGGCAGGACGTAGGCGAACTCGAGCTCGCACGGATCGCCGTTGATCGCTTGCGTCACCAGCGTGCTGTCGGCGAAACGGACCTCGATGGAGCCCGTCAGCGCCGCGATGGACGGGTCCGCGCCATCGATGCGGCCGTCCGAACGGATGGTTTCGATCCGGTCGAGGTTGTTGGCATAGGTAATGTCGGCGGAGACCACATTGCCGAGGGCCGAACCGTTGCGGGTGATCGACCCGTTGAAATGGCCGAACCGCTTCAGCTCCAACGCGGCGGGCGTGCCGGCACTGGTGGTCGTGCCCACCGTTTCGCCCTGCGCCACCAGCCGGGCGGTGGAGGTCAGCAAGCCAGACCGCTGCATCTGCCAGGTGATCTGATCGAGCACGCAACCGGAATACATGGCGTAGCGCGGCACCTCAGGCATGCCGGTCTCGATGGAGACGCTCGGCAGGGTCCAGGCACCCGACTGGAACTCGTGCGTCCAGGGGCCGGTGCCGGTCGTCGTCGGCGCCCCGAAGGCCGCCTTCAGCCAGAAGCCGAAAGCCTCGGCGTCGAGCGGCACCACGACATCGCCGTCGGCCGTCACTGCGTCCTTGATCGGCGCCAGCGGATCGCGGCCATAGCCGAGCAGCTCGGAGTTCAGTAGCGGCTGCTCCGCGCCGAGCGTGGTGCTGGCAAACGGCATCTTCGTGAAGCCGCCCGCGGGCGGCGTGCCGTAGACGGTCTCGAACGCAAGCGCCATCTGCGCCCGCGCCCCTTGGGCTCGTGCCATGGTGATCTCCTGTTGTTGGTTGGGTCAGGCCAGTGGATCGGCCGTGGAATAGTGCAGCACCACCGGAATCACGGCCGCCTTCAGGCTCGCCGCGCCCTCGACCGGCAGGTCCACCGGGCGCGGGGCTTCCGCCTCGACCCAGTCGCAGAGCCCGCCCAGCGTGCGGTCGGCGGCGAGCGCCGCGCCGATGCTGGCGGTCAGCATGTCGAAGGCGGCGTCACGGGCGGTGCCCTGCACGACCGCCTCGATCTCGGCGCGGTGCTGGTAGTGATAGCGCAGCGGCGACAGCGTCACCTCGGGTTCCCCCGGATCACCATCGCGCAGAATCAGCAGCCCCTCGGCCGGGACGCGCTCGGGCAGCACGTCACCCCGCAGCGCGGTGGCGGGCAGCGCCGATAGCCGCGCGTGCAGCGCGGTTAAGATGGTTTCGCGAGTGGTGGGCATTGATCCTATCCAAGAGCAAAGTCACCTGGGATCCACTTTGCCTTGGCGCTTTGCTGCGCTTGATGCCTATGATCGGCTCGAGATTTCAAGGGGGTGTCCAAGAATATGACAAACACGACTTTTCGACGCTACACGAATTTGGCCGCAGCCATTCATCTCCTGCAGAAACGCAAGATCACGCTCCTTGATCCCTCGACATGGGACGACAGAAATGATGCGTTCTTCATGTCAGAATACAAGCGACGCACGCAGTCAGCTTCGGTGTTGGCACTGTGCTTTGCTGAAAGCCATGAGACATATCACCATTGGAGGGTCTTCTCGCACGGCTCCGACGGCGTTTGCATCGAATTCGAAAAGGAAGGGCTATTGGGTAGCTTCAACCGGGATGGGAGTATTCGGCACGGCGCCATGAATTACACCCTTCTCAAGCAGGCGAAGAAGATGGCTGACATTGATGTCGAGCAGCTTCCTTTCCTAAAAAGGTGGCCCTATGGCGATGAGGCCGAGTACCGCGTCGTCCACGTAGACCCCGACGTCTCAAAGCCATTTCATGACGTGCCGATTAGTTTGAGGCATGTAAAGCGCATCACTTTGAGCCCTTGGTTGGCATCGGCACTCTCGGACTCAGTAAAGGCCGCACTAAAGTCGATAGATGGCTGTTCGAAGATAAAGATCTATCGATCAACCCTAATCGACAACCAAGACTGGAAAAAGCTGGCTGGCCGCGCTGCGCCGGTTTTACCTGACAATCCTTAATCGCTCGCAGAGTCAGCGATTTGCCAAATCCTCCACCCAGTTCGCCACGATCAGCTCCGGCACGCGGTCCAACGCCCGGTCTGCATCCCGAGCCAGATCCAGCCGTTTCGGAAGCTTCACCTGCGGTACCAGCAGGAAAATCGGCGCGGTGACCTTGCCGCGCCCGGTCTTTGAGCGCGACACCACCGCCTGACCTTTCGTGTTCAGCCGCCCCTCGGCCACCAGCAGGCTCGGCCCCGTGCGGCGATAGACGAAGCGCAGGCGCAGCCCGCGTCGCCGCTCCCACTCGCCGGGGGTGATCCGGCCGCCGCGCAGGGATTTGCCTGCGGCGGGCAACGGGATCGCGAGCCAGAACCCATCCTTGGAACGGATCAGCGGGCCGGTGTCATGCGCGCCGACGATGACCGGGGCCTGGGACCAGACGAGCGCGGCGGCGTCTAGGCTTTCGCCCGACTTCGGAAACGTCTGGCTGCGGATCGTGTTGGCGAGCCGTGTGCCAAGCCCTGCGCCTGTGACCTGCAAGCGCCACGCGGCCTTCAGCCCGGTCCCGGCCTCGCGCATGGCAGCGGTCACCGCGCGCTCCCCCGCCGCCACCTCGGCCGCCATTATCGCGACAATGTCGGGATCGATGTCGAGCTTCAGTTTCATCGCGGTCACGCCGGGCGCAGGTCGACGGTCCAGACCACCCGCTCGCGGTCACGGACCGGCTCGCCCTGGATGATGAAGGCGTCTCCGTCGATCTCGATACGGTCGCCGGGACGCGGGTTCGCCACCTCGGCGACGCGCAGGTCGATCCGCGTGGTCTCGGACCAGAGCCGCGTATCGCCGAAGTCGGTGATGGCATCCGCGCGCCGGGCGACGACGCGCACCAGAACGGGCGCGCCGCCCTCGGGCATGTAGATGGCATCCCTGCCGATATTCGGATCGGCAAAAAGCGCGTCCACGGCAGCGGCGAAGGCAGTCATCAGAAGCTGCCGTTGAGCCGCACCCGGCCGATGGTCTCACCGGCCCCACCCCCGACTGCCTCAATGGCGACGCCGATCAGCGTGTTCGAGGTTGCCACGTTGGTGGTGCGCTTGTTGGTATCGTCCCAGTAGATCCTGGCACCCGCGGTCCAGGCCTGCGAGCCGATCTTGGTGACGTCGAAGACGCCGGTGAGCGCGACCTCGACGCTCTCGCCGAGGGCGGCGGTGCCTGCCGCCACGCCGAAGATGGAACCGACGAGCAGGCCATCGCCCGAGGCGACGGCATAGGGTGCGGTCAAGGTGATGGTATTGCCGGGCTGGACGTAGTTTTTCATGGGGAGCATCCTCGTGGAAAGACGAAGGGCGGCCCGATTGGACCGCCCGCGTTTTAGGGTTCAGGATTCGTGCCTTACGCGCCCGGGTTCTTGTAGAGGCCGCGCCAGTCGATGGCCTTGGCGCCGAAGTCGAGGCGGCACTTGATCTCGACGCCGTCGACATCGAAGCCATTGCGGGTCTCGATGTACGCACCCTGCTGGCCCTCGAGATAGGCGTATTCAATGGTGTCGATCTGGTTCGGGCTCGCCGCCAGATACCAGGCGGTGGCGCTCGCCGCGTCGAGGCGCGGCTCGCTGATCGGCGAGAGCGTCCGGATCGACTGCGGCACCACGCTGGAGGTCGCGGCGGGCACGAGGTTCTGGGCGACCAGCTGCTCGGCCTTCAGTTCCAGCGCGGCCGGCACGATCAGGAAGGCGGGACGGATGTTCAGCACCGTCTTCTTGTCGAGCCCGGTCTGCAGCGCCATCGCCGCACGCGCCGCCCCCACCGCATCGACGGCCAGCGCCGCGCCGGTGCCCGCGAGGTTCTTGTGATTGGCGTGGAACAGCGCCGTTCCATCGGCCATCGCCGGGTTGGCGGTGATGATCCCCCAGACCACATCGCTCTCCAGCTGGGCAATCGAGTTGCCGTACATCGCCGGGATCCGGGTGAAGGCGTCAAGATCGTCGTTGATCAGCACCTGCCGGGTGATCGCGACCACGCGGCCATAGGTCTTGACCTTGTAGCTTTCTTTGCTCTCGCCCAGCGTGCCGCGCTTGAACTCGCCGCTTTCGCCCACTTCCAGAAGCTGGGGTGCCTCGCCCAGCTGGACGCGGTGCATGGATTTGAAGTCGGTGGCCAGCACCTGGCGGCAGAAGAGCGAGAAGGTTCGGGGATAGGCGTCATAGGCCTGCCGCAGGGTCTTGTTGGTGACGGCCGACAGGATCTCGGGGAAGTCCGAGGTCGAGTGCAGCGCGCGCGTCGCCACCTCGTCGCGCGAGAGGCCGCGCGTGTTCACTCCGGAGTTGCCGAGGCTCTCACGGGCCAATTCCAGCAGCGTCATGCCGCGGTATTGGCGCGCGGCGTCTTCGAGCGGGAAGAGCGTCGGGCTGTAGCGGTGCAGCAGCGCGTTCGCCACGGCGTCGCGGCGGGTGATGCGCTCGTCGCGGCCGCCAAGGGGCACGGAGACATGCGGGAAGGTCCGGGTCTCGTCGGACTTCGCGGCGACCTGGTCGAGGATCAGGCGGCGCGACTCGTCGACGCTGACCCCGCGCTTGACCAGATCCTCGGCGAAGCCGCGCTCGAGGTTCAGCCGTCCGGCCAGATCGTAGATGGTGGAGACGCGGTCGCGCTCAGCCTCGCGGGCGCGGGTCGCGATGGCCTCGGTGTCGGGGGCCTCGGGCTTCGGAGGCTTCGGCTGGCTGCGCGTCTCTGCCGCGCGCGTTTGCGTCTCGGCCGCGCCGGTCTTGTCGTCGGGCATGGTGATCTCCTCGGTCGCTGCCGTATCGGGGGTGTCGTCGGCCGGTGCGGCCGGGGTCGTCTTGTCGGTCATCGGGGATGCTCCTTCGCTGGTTTGGGCGTCCCGGCGATGGAGGACGCAGTCGTGATGTTCGCCCTTGGCGCGGAAGCCCGCGGCGGGGTCGGCGCCGACTGGCACGGCCGAAATCTCGAACGGGGTCCAGTCGACCGCCCGCCAAAGCTCGCGCCCGCCATCGGGTTTCGAGATGTCGAAGCGGTGGACCTGGTAGCCGATCGAGACGGCGCGGATGTGCCCGGCCTGGATGTCGCGCCAGATCGGCTCGACATCGGCGCGCTCGCTGATCCGGACCTGCGCGATGCCGCGCCCGTTCTCGATCCGCACCGAACCGGGCACGACCGAGCCGATGACCGCGTCGAGCGTGTCGATTTCGTGCACCTTCAGGAACGGCGCGCCCGCGTTCAGCCGTTCGAGCCTCACATGGGCGGGGTCGAGGCTCAGCTCCTCGTCATAGGGCTCGCCGAAGAAACTGGCGCGGCGGACACGCGCGCCCGCCGACCAGATCACTTCGACGGTGCGCGCGTCATTGTCGACGCTGTTCGGCGCAAGCTCCGCCGACCGGCGAAGGGCCGGTAGTTCGATCATCGTATCCATGGGTCAGTCCTGTTGGTCGGCCTGCGCCGGTGTGATTTCCGGATCGGCGGGGGCTGTCGGGTCGCCCGCCTGCGCGCTGCCGGTCTTGGTGACGCGGCGCGGATCGCTGTCGAGCACGAGGCCGAGTTCGTCGAGCTTCGCATTGGTCGCGGCGATTTCCGCCAGCACGGCGTCGGGGTTACGGCCCTGCCGGGCGATGGCTTGCGCCAGCGTCGTGGTGCCCGAGCGGATCGCCAGAAGGTCCGCCATCGCGTCCTTCTGCGGATCGACCGCCTCGAACTTCGGCGGCTGCCATTCGACCGGGACATCCGGCGTGGGGATCTTGCCTGCCGCCCATGCGGCTTCCGTGAACCAGCGCCAGACCGGCGCGCAGAACATCGGGATGAACAGCTGCCATTGGACGGCGTCGATCATCCGGCGGAACTCGACGAGGCCCGCGCGGATCGAGGAGTAGTTGACCTGGGACAGGTCCCCGGTCAGCAGCTCGTAAGGCACCCGGAACCCGGCCGAGATCGTGTGCAGGCTCGCGCGCTTATATTCGCCATAGCCGCCGGTGGCGGACGGCTGGTTGAAGCGGATGTCCTTGCCGCCGCGCGCATAGGCGATCAGCCCTGGCTCGAACTGCTCGACCCGGTTTCCATCGGCATCGACCACGGAGGGCGCGATGCCCTGCTGGGCCTCGTCGTCGCCGAAGACGATGGCGGTGACGCAGGCCTCAGTCTTCTTGCGGACAAGTTCGGCCACCTCGTAATCGTCGAGATCGCGCAACGACCGGATCACCGGCGCGCCCCAGGGAACGCCGCGCGCCTGCGTGCGCTGCTTCTCATAGACATGGGCGATCTCGCTCGCCGGGACCGGGCGGCTCTGCAGACCGTTCTGCAAGGCGCCATAGGCGTCGCCGGGGTGTTCGGAATGGAGCCAGTAGGCCCTGCGCTTGCCGACCGGGTCGAACTCGATCCCCTGCACCAGCCGCCCCGCGCCGAGGGCGCCGGATTTCGTGGCGTCGAGGAAGTCTGCCTCCAGCACCTGCAGTTGCAGCGGCACCGGCAGGCCATCGCTCGCCCGCCGCAGGCGTCGGCGCACCAGAACCTCGCCCGCCTCGACCATCTCGCGGCAGATCAGCGTCTGCAGCCCGTAGAAGTCGAGCTGGCCGTCGGCGTCACACTCCGCCGTCCAGCGCTCGAACAACGCGTCGACCTTGCGGTCGAGCGTGTCGTCGCCGCTGGCAGCGCGCGGCATGATGCCCGCGCCGATGATGTTGTTGACCAGCACCGCCACGGCCTTGGCCGCATGCGGGTTGTTGCGCACCAGATCGCGCATCCGGTCGCGCAACAGCGCCCCGGCCACGCCGATCTCGGTGTCGGCCGAGGATCCCGGCGCGCGCCAGCCCTCCGTCCGTCGCCCGCGCGCCGCGCCGTCATAGCCCCGCGTCAGGGTCTCGAAGGCCTGCCGGGCTATTACGCGGCGGGCCGCCATGCGCGGCGCCACCGTTGCAATGGCGTGGTCGAACCAGGTCGCGGACATCAGCGATCCCCGCGGCTGAAGCCCGCGAGCCCGGCCACCGGCAGCGGTCGGCTGACGCCCGCAATGGCGCGCTCGATGGTGCGGATGCGGGCGAGCAGGTCGTCGGCCGAGCCGTAATCGACCGACTTGCCATCATAGCTCACCCGCGTCGTGCCGCTGGCATAGGCCCGGCGCAGCGCCGAAAGCTCGGTTTCCGTCCAGTCGGTCATCAAAACCATCCTCCGCGCCGCCCGAGCCAGTCGGAGCGGCGCTTGCCCTGCGGGGCCTGTCCCGGCCGGTTGATCTGCCCGGCGGGATCGGTGTCGGTGGGGGCCGCCCCGAGCTGATCCTCGAGGTCGCGCCATTTCTCGTCGGGCCAGCGGTCCGCGCCCGCGATCCAGGCGGCGGCGCGGGCATAGACCCGGCAGTCCAGCGCCTCGTTGCGTTCGCGGAGTTTCTGCCATTCGAGCTTTGCGAAGCCGCGCTTGGTGCGCACAGTAACCAGTTGCTCGGCCACGACCTGCTTCAGCCACTCGCTTTCCACCCATGTCGGCAGGTGGATCGTGCCGGGCGGAAAGACCGCGCCCTCGGCGCGTTCTTCCTCAGTCGGCCGTTCCAGCCTCAGAAACCGGTAGGTCTCGGCCTTGAAGGTCGAAACTGCCACGGTCCAAAGCCGGGCTCCGCGCCGCAGACGTTTCCCACCCTCGGTCGCATCGACAAACGTCGGCCCCGACACCGGGCTGGAGCGATTGAACCCCTCGACGCCCTTGACTGGCGACACCTGTCCAAACCCCTGCGCCCGCGACCAGGAGTAGACCGCCGGGGCCTCGTAGCCAGTGTCGATGGCGAGCCGCGCGATCCTGAGATGCGCGCCGCGCTCATGCGGCCAGCTTCGATCAAGCAGCGTTGTCAGTTCCGACCACGCGTCGTGCCGGTCGGGCCCGCCCTCGATCACGACGTGATCGACGAGCCAGCTTTCGAGCCCGCGCCCCCAGGCCCAGACATCGACCTCGATCCGGTCCTTCTGCACGTCGGCCCCAGCGGTCAGGAACAGCCCGCCCGCTGGCACCGTGCCCGGTTTCCAAGCCTCGCGGCGGTCGTAGAGCCGCTGCCAGTCTGGGGCTTCCCCGGTCTCGACCCATGTCTCGCCCAGCGATGTGTTGACGAATGTCTTCATCGTCTCGTCCCCGCCGGAGCGCGCCGAGAGAAAGGCCCGCACCATCGTCTCCAGTCTGACCCAGGGCGAGTAGATCTCGTTCAGGTGGAAGCCCGCCACGCCCGCGAAGGGCTGCTCCGCCACCCAATGTCCTTTTGAGACGGCCGCCCAGCGGGTCTCATCCCGCCACGCCGCATCGCAATCGGCGCAATGGTAGCGCGCGGTTTCAGGCCGGTGGTCGCCCTCGGGCCCCTTGCTCCAGCGCACCTGTGTCCAGGTCAGCACCTGTTCCGCCCCGCAGTCCGGGCATGGCACCCAGAACCGGCGCTGATCGCTTTCCTCGAAGGCTGCCTCGATCCGGCTGGTGCCCTTGTTCGTCGGCGTCGAGACCAGCACGATCTTGCGGTTCCAGAAAGTCACCGTGCGTTTCCTGGCGAGGTTGACTGGATCACCCTCGGCGCCCGCGCTGAAGGGGTAGCGGTCCACCTCGTCGCAAAGCAGCAGGCGGATCGGACGGCTGGCCAGACCCGATGGCGCGTTCGCGCCGACGATGGTCAGATGCCCGCCGGGAAACCGCTTGTGCAGGATCTTGTTGTTGCCGTCGCGCGAGCGGGGATCGGCGATCTTGCCCTTCAGACAGGGCGTGTCGCGGGCCATCGGCGAGAAGCGATCCTTCGACCAGGTTTCCGCGTCGCGCTCGGTCGGCATCACGACCATGATCGGCGCGGGATCCTGATCGATGTGATAGCCGCAGGCGTTGTTCAGCACCTCGGTCTTGCCGACCTGGGCGGAGGACATGATGACCACCGTCTCGGTCGAGGCGTCCGAGATCGCCTCCATAATTCCACGCTGATATTCGGCCCGGCTCGTCCGCCATTGCCCGGGTTCGGCGCTGGCCTCAGAGCTCAGCCGTCGGTTCTGATCCGCCCAATCGCTGATCGTCAGTTCCGGCGGCGGGCGCAGCACCTTCAGCGCCGTCTCCACCGTCCGCTTCAGGATCGGCGAGCCCGTCAATGTCAGCGCTGGCTTCGAGTTGGACATCTGGCTGCGCGAGATCATCGAGCACCTCGCGGATGGTCATTCGGATCAGGTTCCGGGTGTCTCCGACGGTTGATTGTTCAAAAACCTGCGGCGCCAGCCGGTCCGGCAGCGCGAGCAAGCGGGTGCGCAGAAGCGCCAGGACGGCGATCCAGGCGGCCTCGATCTCTTCGGCCGCGATCAGCGCGCCACGCTTTTCCTCGGCCTCCATCTCGGCGAGATCAGCCCGCGCCCGAATGAAGCGCGCCCGCTCGGCCGCGTAATCCGGCGCACCGGCCTGCGCCTTCGTGGCCTGATCGCGCAGGTAGCGGACATAGCCGCGCACCGAGCCGATCAGGTCGTACTGGCCGCGCTCGGCCTTCGGGATCACGCCCTCGCGGCTCAGCTGCTGGACCCGGCGTTCCGAGAGATCGAGGAGCCGCGCGATCACGCCGATGGGTTGCGTGGCTGACGACATGAGATGATCCGCGCGCTCCGATTAAAGCCATGTAATTGCTGCGATTATACTGGATGATGTGCCCCGGCGGAGCGAAGCTGATCCTACGAAAACGATGCGCCCCACGGAGCCTGCCATGACCCTCGCCGAACGCTACAACCTCGAAGCCGCCCGCCTGCTTCCGCACATGGCCGCCGACCTTCAGGTCGATCCCGCCATCACCCGTGCGGCCGAGATCGACGAGATCGTCTTCCGGCGCGGCGAGTTTCTGGGCGGCATGGCCTGCGCCATCCTCGCGATGATCGCGCAAAAGAACTGAGGGGGCAGGACGATGACCGAACGCCACCAACTCCGCGCCGAAAAGGCCCGCCGGAACCAAGAAGTCGCGCTGGCGGCCTTCATGGAAAAGAAGGCCGAGATCGACACGATGCTCGCCCGCCTGCAGAGGCTGAGCGATGACCACTTCAACGCCCATCCCGACGAGATCAATTGGGGCCACGTCGGCACCCTCGAACACTACGCGAGCCTGATGAAGTGCATCACCGACAGCGCGTTCGGCGAAGGCGAATTCGCAGACTGACCTCCGGCATCGCCGGACCATTGCCGCGCGCGGGCGCGGCTTGGGGTCGTAGAAGGGATCGCGACGGCCGCGACCCGAATACGGAGACGACCCCATGACCCAGCTTTCCGATACCCAAGCCATCATCCTCAGCGCCGCCGCACAGCGGCCCGAGCTCATCGCCCTGCCGCTGCCAGAGAGCCTGCGGGGCGGAGCCGCCGCCAAGGTGATCGGCGCAATGCTCGCGAAGGGCTTGCTCGAAGAGGTAGAGGCGGACATGCGCAAGGGCGAACCCGTCTGGCGCGAGACCGGCGACGGCCACGGCGTCATGCTGGTTGCCACCGACGCAGGCCTTGCCGCCGTCGGCATCGAACCGAACACTTCCGCCGCCCCCGAACCCGCACCCAAGACGCGTACGCCGCGCGAGGGCACCAAGCAGGCCACCCTGATCGCCATGCTGCGCACGCCGGACGGCGCGACCATTGAGGAAATCATGGCAGCGACGGGCTGGCAGTCGCACACGGTGCGCGGCGCGATGGCCGGGGCGCTGAAAAAGAGGCTTGGGCTCGAGGTGACCTCGGAGAAAGTCGAGGGGCGCGGAAGGGTCTACCGGCTTTAAGCGGCAATGATTTGCCATGCACCCGCGTTGAACGCAGCTTACGGATTCCTTTGAGGCGCGACCCGGCGATTTCCTAGATACATCAATCGGCCAAGTCCAAGTGACCATGAAGGTCGAATAGCTGCGCCTGCCGTTCAAGCGCGGCTATTTCGTGGGTTCCGAACCCGAGGTCGGCCACGATTTTGTCGACCATTTCTCGCGGCTCCGGCAGTTGGTTGACGCGCTTTCGGGTCTTGTTCCAGCTCACCATTTCCGGCGGCGCCAGAGCGATTATTGCTTTCTCGAGGCTTTCGAGTTCGGTTTTTGAGCCTGTCAACGGGACGCATGCGGCGCGGCAATGGCGACGAATGAACTCCTTGCGGACGAGTTTGGCCAACTGCGCGTCGGTGCCTACATGACAACTCAGTTTCCGGTTTCGCCACATCCTACCAATATTGTAATTGCAGGCCAGTTTGTGGCTTCGCTCCTCACTCCCATTGACGTGACGGCTATAGATCCGGTCCCGAAACGAGCTGGCTTCCGTGATTCCGACATAGTGTAGATCTCCGCGGTGATCAGCGAGCGCGTATACCCCGACAGCATCAGGAAGATCGTCAATCCGTCTCAGTTCCTGCGACTGCAATGCGGCGAGGCATTCTGCTGGCGAAAGAAGGAATTGGGACATCGTGAGTTCACACAGCAATCAAGGGTCTTTGGGGAAGCAGATGGTTCGGTCGTTCCTGAGCCCAACTGCTTCGAATATCCTTCTAATGGAGTACGAGCGCACAATCGAGACGATGGTGAAGACAGCGCCCATCTTCAGGTTCTGGGCCAGCGTCGTGTGCAGGCCAAAGATCGGGAAGATCAGGATCTGTGTGACGACCGCAACGCCGTAGCCCACGATCACGTTGGCGACGGACTCGACCAGCGACATCAGGCGGGACTGTTTCATGCCGCGGCCTCATCCATCGGCCAGCAGTTCAGCTGCCAGAGTTCGAAGCGCATGCGCTGCAACCAGGGGGACCACGCCGTTGCCACAGAGGCGAAGCCGGTCCACCCGGTGGGCCAGCCCATCAGCGCCTCGACGAACAGCGGGTTCAAGGTTCGGCGCACTTCGGAGGTATTCGGCCCAGCCATCGGCGTCACCAGGACCTGGCGGCCAAGCAGCCCGTTCACCGGCGTGTTGGCCAGTGTCGTCGCCCCGTCCTTGTGATCCCGCGCCGTCGGCGTCATCCACATCTGACTGGCGTTGGCCAGATCGGCCGTCCGGCGGTTGCCGGCGCTCGGCTTGTTTCCGTCCGTCGCCATTGGCGTCGGCCAATCCCGCGCCATGCCGTCGAGACCCTTCTCGTCGCGCCTGTCGCCACCCCGGCTCCGAAAGCTGTCGGTCTGCGGCGTCGGCCACATCGCGGCCGTCGTCGCAAGGTTCATGCCGTGCTGACCCGCTGCCTGCGAGGGTGTCGGCTTCGTCTGCCGGTTCTCGTTCGCACTGGCCCTCGGCGTCGGCCAGAGCCGCAGCAGTTCCGTCCGGTTCCCGCCACTCGACCGGGTCCCAGAGCAGGCGCGCGGGGTCGGCCAGCTCGTCGCCATCGCGGTGGGCGAGGATGAAGAGGCGCTCGCGCTTGTGGGGCGCGCCGACTTCCGCCGCAGTGAAGAGGCCTGCCGCAAGGCGGTAGCCCATTCCGACCAGTCCGCTGGCGACTTCGGGGAAGCCGAGGCGGAGATGATGGGCGACGTTCTCGAGGAACACGAAGGGCGGTTCGACCTCGCCGATGATGCGGGCGACATGCGGCCAGAGGTGGCGCGGGTCGTCCGCGCCCCGGCGTTTGCCCGCGACGGAGAATGGCTGGCACGGATAGCCCGCAGTGACGATATCCACCGCGCCGCGCCACGGGCGGCCGTCGAAGGTTCCAACGTCGTCCCAGACAACAGCCTGATCCAAGGACGCGTCTTCCATCCGCGCCACGAGAGTGGCTGCAGCGAAGTATCCGTTTTGATCAAGCGGCTTTTTCGTTCCATTTCCGGCCGTCGCGGAGCAGCGCGTTTGCGAGGATCAGCAGCTTGCGCATGATCGCGGTGATGGCAACCTTTGACGGTTTTCCGGCATCCTTGAGATCCTGGTATTTCCGAGCGAGATCGTCGTTGAAGCGTAGTGCGACCAGTGCCGGCATATAGAGCGCGCGGCGCAAACCGGCGCGACCACCGCGAATGCGGGCGCGGCCGGTCCATGTCCCCGATTGGCGCGTCATTGGGGCGAGGCCTGCCAGGCTGGCAGCCTGCTTGTTGTCCAACTGGCCCAACTCGGGCATTTCGGTCAGGATCGCCATGGCCGTGACCGATCCGATGCCGGGAATGGAGGTGAGGATATCCCGACGGCGCGACAGTTCGGGATCGCCGACGGTCAGCGCTGCGATCGTTGCATCGATTTCTTTCAGTTGTGCGCCGATTTGTTTCAGGCGGGCCCTGAGCTGGCGCCGGATCAGCGGGTTCACGGCGATCTGCTCGCGGTTGGTCGTGGCGATGCGGTCCTTGACGAGTGCTTGTCGCGCGACGCTCAACTCTCTGAGATCATGCAGGGTTTCGGATTTCGCAGGACGCCCTTCAAGGTCGAGAACCGCACCCATCCGTGCGAGGATGGCCGCATCGATCCGATCGGTCTTGGCCAGCCGTCCGGTTGCCTCGGCAAAACGGCGCGCGGCACGGGGATTGACCTTTACGGCCTCGATCCCGGCCGCGACCAGAGTGGCTTCGAAAAGCCGGTGATAGGCGCCGGTCGGCTCGAACACGACCCGTGCTGCGGGTTTGCCGATCCAGCGGATCAGCGCCGCGCACCCGGCGCGGTCGTTCGGGAACTGGCGATGCTCGGCTGGGCTCAGCCGGAAGGCATCAAGGGTAGGTTTCGAGATGTCGACTCCAATGATATGCTGCATGGTCTCTTCGTCTTCCTCTGCTTGTCATCCGGTCCCAAGGACCGGGTATCCGTTCAGGACAGATGAAAAGACGGGGGCGATCATACTACGCCTCGGTGTTGCGGCACCTGGTTTCCCTCGATCCGACCCCCGCCGCTGCCCGGCATAAATGCCGTGCCGGGCAGCGGCTCCTTTATCCCAAAGGAGCCGAGAGAAGTCATAAGACAAGGTTTCCCGTTCGACATGGCCCACAGTTCGATATCCGGGCAAGGCGATGGTGAGCCCGAGGTCAATGCCACCGGCGCCGGAGCAGAGCGAGAGGCCGAAGAGACATGCGTCGCCTGTTCCGTCAGGCAGGCCTGCGGAAGGTAAAGCCAGGTCATCCATCCCTCAGCGGTCTTTGGTCTTGAGGTCGTCGTAGGGCGTTCCATCCCCGTCGAGGACGGCCTGTTTCCCGGTGAATTTCTGCCAGCGCTGGACGGCCACATCGACATAGGCCGGGTTCAGTTCGATGCCGAGGCAGACGCGGCCCGTGGTCTCGGCCGCGATCAGCGTGGTGCCCGATCCCATGAAGGGCTCGTAGATCGCCTGACCCGGGCTCGAATTGTTGAGGATCGGCCGGCGCATGCATTCCACCGGCTTCTGGGTGCCGTGGACGGTCTTTTCGTCCTGGTCCTTGCCCGAGATGTGCCAGAGCGTCGTCTGCTTGCGGTCGCCCGCCCAATGGCCCTTGCCGGACTTGCGCACGGCGTACCAGGCGGGCTCGTGCTGCCAGTGATAATCGCCGCGGCTCAGAACCAGCCGCTCCTTGGCCCAGATGATCTGGGACCGGATCGTGAAGCCCGCGACCTCGAGGCTTTCCGCCACGGTCGCCGCATGCAGCGCGCCATGCCAGACATAGGCGACATCGCCGGGGAACAGCGCCCAGGCCTCGCGCCAGTCGGCCCGATCATCGTTCAGCACCTTGCCGGTGCGCTTGGTCTTGGCCGCCCCCGCCTCATTGCGCCAGCCCGGGTCATATTCCACGCCGTAGGGCGGATCGGTGACCATCAGCAGCGGCTTCACCGGGCCGAGCAGCCGCTCGACATCGGTGGCGACCGTACTGTCGCCGCAGAGAAGCCGGTGGTGTCCCAGAAGCCAGAGATCGCCGGGTCGGCTGATCGGCTCCTCCGGGGTTTCCGGGATCTCGTCTTCGCCCTCCTGCGGACCGGTGCCTGCATCGAGGCTCGACATCAGCGCGTTCAACTCGTCCTCGGTGAAGCCGGTCAGGCCAAGGTCGAAATCCGCCTCCAGCAGGTCAGCCAGTTCGAGGTTCAAGAGGTCCTTGTCCCATTCGGCATTCTCGCCGGAACGGTTGTCCATGATCCGGAAGGCACGGGCCTGGGAGGCTGTCAGCCCCTTGGCGACATGCACCGGGGCGGTCTTGAAGCCGAGCTTGCGCGCAGCCTCCAGCCTTGTGTGCCCGGCGAGCACGACCATCGCCTCGTCCACCACGATGGGCTGACGCCAGCCGAACTCCTGGATCGAGGCCGCGACCGTGGCGATGGCCTGCTCGTTGCGCCGGGGATTGCGCGCATAGGGAATGATCTGCTCGAGCGGCAGGTCGACGACGTCCATGGGAATGTCCTTGGGGTGCCGGGCGGCGAAATGGGGGCGTGAACCGAAATGCCCCCACAGGGCCGTTTCGGTTCAGGCATGGGGTTTCCGGCGGTCAGACCCTGTGCTCGTTGCCGCGTGGGCCCAAGCGAAACGAAACGGCTATTTTCAGGGGCGTCACTGGGAAACCCTCGCGCTTCGCCCGCCCGCATAGGGTGGACGCCGGGAAGGACCCGCCGATTTCAGGGAAATGCGCTCCGCTGCGGCCCTGCTGTCGTGGGGCCGCGCGAACGGAAACGGGGAGAGCCGTCTTCCGACGCACTCTCCCCATCATATCCTTCAGATAGCACGGATCTGTTGCAGCTGTCGAAGAACAAAGTGTTGCAACACTTCACGCAGCCGCAGCATTCAGCCGCGCGGCGATCTTGGTAAGCGCGAGCTTGTGCTGGCGCCAGGCGGTGGAGCGGTCGACGCCCAGCTCATAGGTGATCTGCTTCCACGGACGCCTGGCGGCACGCCACCAGATCAGGCGGCGCTCGCTTTCGCCGAGCCAGAGTACCCAGTCGAAGGTCCGCTCGAGCCGCGAGATCGCGGCGGCCGAGGGCCAGACCCGCATCGGTTCGGGCTCCATGGCGAGGATTTCGCGCTCGGTGCGGATGACCTGCGGCCAGGCGTTGAAATAGCCCTGCACCTTCACGGGCGGCAGCTTGCGCAGGGTGCGGAACGCCTCCTCGAAGTGATCGGCGACGTCCTCGGCGGTCCAGATGTGCTCAGCCATGGCGCAGATCCTCGACCGGGCGCGGACCATAGAGCCGCGTGCCCAGCTGCTCGACGAGTTCGCGCTCGGGCCAGGTCAGGCGCTGGTCATCCACGCTGACGGCCAGCAGGCCCTGTTCGCGCCAACCGTCGCCTTTCACCTCATCAGGCGACCGACGCTGGCCGCCATAGCCCTTTGGGTGGAACCTCATGCCGCACCTCCCCGGGCGTCGAGGGCCCAGAGAAGGATCGCGATGGCATCGGCCTCGTTGTCGTCTTCTGGGCTGAAGCCCTTCGCGCGGGCTGCATCGATCATGGCCTGCTTGGGGGCGTTGCCCTTGCCGGTGGCGTGGCGCTTGATCGTGCCCACCGGCACGCCCTCGTAGGGGATGCCCCGCAACTCGCCCCAGCTGGTGAGCGAGGCCATCAGCCCGCCATAGACATGGGCCGCATCGGTTCCGGCATGGCGGCGGACCTCCTCGAACCAGATCGCGGCGATGGGACCGGACAGGCGGTCCAGTTCGGTCAGCCAGTTGGTGAAACGCAGATAGCGCATGCCGCCGCCGTCATAACGCCCGGGCCGAAAGCTGGCGGTGCCGCTGGTGATGAGCCCTTCGTGGCTGCGCAGCGCCCAGCCGGTTGTGGTACCGAGATCGAGCGCCAGCATGCAGGGCGGATGTTCGTTGGATTGGGTCATGAGAGACCTCCTCTTCGCGTTTGTGAGCGAGGCGAGCGGGCTGGCCGGTGAAGGCTGCGGTCTCGCCAGGCCCCGAAGGGTGGTCTGGTCAGTTCATGGGCTGGGCAGCTGGGCCGCCCGGCAAATCCTTCAGAACTTTCAGAGGGGCGTCTTGAAGGATTTCCGCCCGTAAGTGGTTGTCCTGTATGTGTAATATATAATCTTTCAATTATTCAATATTTCAATGGGTACCTCTCTCCCAATGTTAAACCGCGCGCGTACACGTATAGGGAAAAGGGGTCCTCTTGAAAGATTGAAGGATTTGAAGGATTCGGTTTTTCCCTTTCGTTTCTGCTGCTTGGCGGTAGTTCGGCTTCAAGGGCCGCTTCAGGCGGCTTGAAGGATCTCCGGTCACCCACCCCATCGGGCCATCCGGTAGACCATGGCCTGCTTGGTCGAGGATCCGCGCATGCCCGTCGTGATGTCTCCGCTCTCGATCAACGTCAGCAGGATTTCGTCGCGGTCGCGCGATTTCAGCCATTGGGAGGCGCGCGTGATCTCGGATTTGGTGATCCCCTTGGGCCCGGCGGCGCGGACGATCTCTTTCAGCCGCTTCAGATGCGCCTCGGTCTCGGTATCCGCCACATGGCGCTCGACCGCCTCCATGGTGCGCCGCGCGTAATGGCGCACGAAGCCGATGGCCCAGTCCGCCACGGCGATGTCGATCTCGGGGCGCACCGGGTCGCGCCCGACGGCGACGATCAGCGCCAGCTTCAACGCATTCTCTCCGATGCGGGCGAGAATGGCGGTAAAGGCGGTGCCGGCCGCTGCCCGCAGTTCCTCGGTCAGGGCGTCGCTCAGGTCGGCGAACCGGACGCGCGCCGCGTCTGACATCGGCACGGTCATCGGGCTCACGGCGGTGTTCTGATCGGCGGTCTTGCCGGTCAGGTTGCCCTTCACGGCCCCGCCGCCGTTCGCGACCAGCTGGAGTGCCTGGATCAGCGCGGGCGGCGCCTGCCGGATGCCCACGGCGAGGTTCTCATCGGGGTAGTCCTCGTCGCTGGGCAGGATCAGGAAACGGGCCAGCGAGCCGTCGACCACATTCGCGCCCTGCAGCGCGCCCCAGAAATGCAGCGGCGTCGTGGTGCCATAGACGCAAAGGCAGGGCTGGTTGATGTCGCGCCGCTCATTGGTGCCGTCGCGGTTCGCATATTCGGCGCCGAGGAAGATCCCGCCCGCGGTCGTGAAGAGCTCGGTCATGTTGTCGAGGATCTCGGTGATATGGCGCGGGCTGCGCTTGCGGTCAGCGGCGGCCGACAGGAACATTCCGAATTCGTCGATCTGGAACAGGATCGCCGGCTGGCGATGGAGCGCGGTCAAAAGCCCCGCGCCAGAGGCGATCTTGTTGCCGCCGAGATGGTGGGCGAGACCCGCTTCGAAGAAGACCTCGTTGATGATCTCGCGGGCGTGGTTCTTGCCTGAGCCGCTGTCAGCGATCCCCACGACATAGAGGTTCGAGCGCAGGTTACTGGTCGTGCGGTACCGCCGCCCCATCAGCGCGCCGATGGCGCAGAGGCTCGCCCCGAGCGAAAGAAGCGGTTGCGGCCTGCGGGCGGTGGCCAGCATGTAGCCGGTCAGCTCGCCGACGAGACCGTCGGGGATGGTCAGGCTGAAGGCAGGATTTTCCGGGTCGGCGACGGTGGGCGCGCTCCCCTCCAGCCGGGCCAGCAGATCGGCGGCTGGATGTGGGCCGTCCGGATCAAGGCTGCCATCGAGGCGCAAGGCGGCGACGGGCTGCCAGCCGCGTTCCATGGCGAGATGATAGATCGTGCCTGCGCCGATCCGGTCGGGCTTGAAGCTCGCCCAGGCGCGGGCCGTGGTCGCGGGCACATCCTTGGCCGCCTGGGCCGACCAGGTGGCAAAGACCTCGCCGCCCTCATCGCCAAGCGCGCCTTTCAGTGCCATGCCGATGCGCATCCAGCTGTCGTAATCGAGCTCGTCATTCGGCAGCCAGTCGAGCGCCGACCGGATGGCGGGCAAGGTGCCGATCTGCCCGTGATTGCGCAGCAGGGTTGCCGGTGCTGCCGAGCGCAACCCGCGCTGACGCAGGGCCTCGGGCAGGATCGCATAGGCCTCGTCGAGAAAGGCCGCCGCCGCTTCGGCCGTGATTTCCGGAAGGTCGCTGATGTCGAGATCGGCCAGCCCCTCGTCGGGCCAGACATAGGGCGCGCCGGTATCGGGGTGGTCGGCATAGGCCAGAAACTGCTGCCCGAGGCAGAGCACCTCGAGCGGATGGCGTTTGATGCCTCGAAACGGTGCGGCCGTGCGATAGACCAGCATACGCTTCGGGGCGCGGCCGATGCGCAGAGCGGGCGTGTCGCCGAGGCGCGCCCGGGCCAGCGCCTCGATTTGCAGCGCCAGGTCGGCGTCCGCCGCGATGTCGATATCGACCGCCGCCACCGCGCCGCCGACGATGCCGATGCCGCAATCGGGCCAAGTGGCCCAGGTCGCGACCTCGACCTCCGTGGTTGGGCGTTCGGCATGGCGGTTCCATTCCGGGTAATCAGACCAGCCACCGCGCTGGAACCGGCCGGGCTTCTTGGTGCCCGGGCCGATCGGCAGGATGGCATAGCCATTGGTGACGAGCCGCGCGCCGAAGCGCGCCATCCAGGACGTGTCGGCCATCAGAACGGCACCTCCGGCGCCATCGCGTCGAGCCAGTTGCGATCCTTTGGTGCCAGCGCACGTAGGTGGTCGCAATAGCCGGTGACGACCGCGTCGAGAAACCGGGCCCATTCCTCCTCGGACAGGGTCGCGAGGTCGGACTTGCCGATGCTCTCAAGATATTCGCCGCCCATCTGGCCACCCGTGATCATGGCTTCGGTCTCATTCGGGGTCGGATCGATCATGCCCTTCCTCCCATGGCAGAGGTCCTGACAGGCACGGCTGCAGAACCGCTTGCGGCTGGCGTCACGCCGCGGGTCGGTGCGGCGGAACCCCGGCTCGAACCAGCCAAAGCCGCGAGGTTCCCGGTGGCAGACGGCGCAGAGGCCGGGGTCGGATGGGCGCATGGGGCGAACCTGTAACCGGAGATTTCAAGATAACGGCCCGAAGGACGGACCGAGATGTCGCTGGGGCGCGCAAGGCGGCTCGTCTGCGCGAGGGCCTCGGCCACGCTCAGCGGCACGGGGCAGCCGGGTGCGCGCTTGCGCCACCACTCGGCCGCCTTCTGGCGGGCATAGCCCTGATGCTCGAGGCAGACCCATTCGCTGTAGGTGGCAAGGCCGCTACTATAGGTCACCTTGAGCGACGGACGGCCGCCAGCCTTGTCGTGGCGGCTATAGGAAACGCCCGTGACCTTGAGCCATCGTTGCTTCGGCGAAAGCACCGGCAGCGTGGCGGCCGTCGGCGCGATCTTCACCTCGCGCGCCGGGAAGACATAGCCGCAATCCGGGCATTCCGTCGCCGATAGCGCGATGATGCTGTCACAGTCCGGGCAGACCTTGGTCGGGGCCTCACCCCCGCCGCCGTCACCGGGGCGCTTGGGCCGCACCAGATCGATCGGCCCGTGGCGGCGGACATTGCCGGCGAAGTCCAGCACCAGGCAATTATCCTTGCCCGGCGCGAGGCGGGTGCCGCGCCCGACCATCTGCACATAGAGCCCGGCCGATTGCGTGGGACGCAGGAGCGCGATCAGGTCGACCCCCGGCGCGTTGAAGCCGGTGGTCAGCACGCCCATAGAGGCCAGCGCCCGGATTTCGCCGCGCTTGAAGGCGGCAAGGATCGCATCGCGCTCGTCCTTCGGCGTGTCGCCGAAGATCGTGCGGCAACAGATGCCCTGGCGGCCGAATTCCTCGGCCACATGGCGCGCATGCTCGACGCCCGAACAGAAGGCCAGCCAGGATTTGCGGTCGCGGCCATGCTCGATGATCTCGGCCACGGCCGCGCGGGTGATGGCGTCCTGATCGACCGCCGCCGCCAGATCGCGCGCAATGAAATCGCCCGCGCGGGTGCCCACCTTCGAGACGTCGAGCCGGGTCGCGGGCTGTTTCGAGACCAGAGGGCTCAGATACCCCGCATCGATCAGTTCGCGGACCGGGGCCTCATAGGCGATGTCGGTGAAGAGCGCGTTCTGCCCCTCGTGCAGCATCCCGCAGTCGAGCCGGAACGGCGTGGCGGTCAGCCCGATCACCTTGAGCGCCGGGTTGATCGCCTTCAGCGCGTCGAGGAAGCGCCGATACATCGTGCTCGACTTGCCGGGGATCAGATGCGCCTCGTCGATCAACACCAGATCGGTGTGGCCGATTTCAGCCGCGCGGCGGTGGATCGATTGGATGCCCGCGAAGAGGATCCGCGCCTGCGCCTCGCGCTTACCGAGGCCTGCCGAATAGATGCCCGCCGGGGCATCGGGCCAGAGGCCGATCATCTCGGCATGGTTCTGGGCGATCAGCTCGCGGACATGGGTCACGATCAGGATGCGCTGATCGGGCCAGGCCTTCAGCACGCCTTCGATGAAGGACGCCATGACGAGCGACTTGCCGCCCGCGGTCGGGATGACCACCAACGGATTGCCGGTGTGGGTCTGGAAATAGCCGTAGATCGCGGTGATCGCGGCCTGTTGATAGGGGCGCAGGGTCAGCATGGCGCGGCCTCCGGGGAACGGGCGTCATTGGTCCAGGTCGTGCCATCGGCCATGCGGTAGGTGACGAGATCGTCGCCCGCATCGATGACCTCGCCCGGGATGAGATCGGGGATGAAAAGGTGACGGCCACAGGCGGCGCGTTGCTCTGCCAGGGCCAGCATCCGGTCGTGGCGGGCGCAGTGCCAACCACCCTCGACGGGTGTCGTATGCAGGCAGGACCGGCAGGTCACCGCCGCGCCACCGCCGTCATGGCAGGCCGCATGGTGATCGCAGAACCGGCATTCGAACCAGGCCGGGTCCTCGCTGATCCGCGCGGGCGGATGCTGGGCGAAGATGATGCGCCCGGCCTTTTCCAGCAGGCGCTCGGCCATCGCGCGGTCCGCCTCGATGCGCTCGACATGCAGCGCGTCGGTGTCCTTGCAGACCGCGACGTAGAGCGCGCGCGTGATGCCGGTCAGGTGCATGTAGACCTGCATCTGCGCTGCGTGCTGGGGCTTGGACAGAACGACGCCCTTCGCGACCAACTCGTTGAAGCTCTTGACCGAGTGGGTCTTGAACTCCAGCACATGCCAGGTCTTCGGCGCCTCCAGTAGCCCGAGGGCCACGCCGTCGAGCGAGCCGCCGAAATGGCCGCCATGGGCCTCGACCCGGAACTGGCGGCCGGTCTCGGGATCGACCTCGAGCACGGTCGCGCCGGTGGCACGCAGGTTGCGCACCAGCCGGTCCTCTGCCAGCTGCCCCGTCTCGAAGAGGCGCAGCAGGCGGCCGGAATGGCGCGCGGGCGTGATCCAGCGGAAATCATACCAGAGCGCCCGGGCACAGGATTTGCCGATGATCGACGCCCCGAGGTGATCGCGGAAACCATCGCCCTGGCGGGCCTCATAATCGGCATAGATCGCCGTCAGCGTCGGCGTGGGGGCGCAGGGCAACTCTGTCATCACAGACCCTCCCGTTCGGTTCTCGCTTGGGCCTCGGCCAGAATGCCATCCTAGGTCTCGGGGTCATGGCGTTCGCGCAGGATGCCGATCAGCGCGTCCTTGAGCTTTTCGCGACGACGGCGGCCGGTGCCCTGGGCCAAGAGTTCCGCTCGCTCGCGGCACAGGTGGCGGAGCGCCGTGCGGGCCCGGTGGAACCAGTCCGGATCGATCGGCTTCTGGCCGCGCTGGCGGGCCAGATCGGCCGTCGCGATTTGCGTGCGGATCTTGGCGATGGCATCGTCGAGTTCGATCAGCCGCCGCTGGTCTTCAGGCAAGCCGGGGCTGTTCACGGCCACGAGGGCCGCGTTGGTAATGTCAGTCATGGGAGTTTCCTCAGATGGGGTTGCGCGCTGCCCTGTCAGTCAGGGCGCAGGACAGCGCGGGTGCTCAGCCCTTCTTGTTCCAGGGCGCGGAGGCCATTTTCGGCGGCACCGAAGAGCTGGCCGGATCGGGCGCGGGCTTTGCCGAGCGGGCGGCCGGGGCCGAACCCCGCTCGGGCGACAGATAGGCAATCGCGTTGCTCTCGCCGTAGCCGTTCTTCGGCGGGCGGATCTTCACCTGGATCGTCATCGGGATCAGGTGCAGCTCCTCGCTGTCGCTGACATGCATCCGGCCCGTGGCGTGGCAGATCGCCGAGAGCGTGCGCTGCGCGATCTCCACCGTGGTCGGGTTCGGGTTCACCAGGTTCAGCTGGTCGAAGATCTTCCGCCCCTTGTGCTCTCCCTCGAGGATGTCGAGCATCAGCCAGAGGAACTGGCCCATGCCGTTCTTGGTGACGCGCATCTCGCTCTCGACGATCTGGGCGCGGTACTTGCCGGCGGGCAGCAGCTCGTAGGCGGTGGTGGGCTCGACGCTGGTGGCGTCGAAGGACTTGTCGAAACGTGCCATGGTCTTGTCCTTGTTCAGTTCATTGGGATTGGGGCATGGCCGCGAGGAACTCCGACCACATCAGCGGCAGGGTTTCCGGCAGGCCGTAACGGTTCTTGGCGAGGAAGGCGGGGCGCTCTTCGGTGTGCATGACGCGCGCACCGGACCCTAGCGCCCGGGTCACCTTCTTGTTGAAGCCAACATCGGATTTCGCGACCGAGATCTGATAGTTGGCGAAGAGCACCACGTCCGAATGCTCCTGCAGCAGCGCCGAGGCGCGGGTCTGCAACTTGATCACATAGCGGTCGTAGGGCTCGTGCTCGGGGCTGTCGAAACGCTTGATGTCGGTATGGGCGATCTGGATGACCACCATGCCCTTGCGGTCGCGCAGCGCGTTGAGCCGGTCGAGATATTCGCGCCAGATGGTCAGCGCCTCGGCATAGCCCTTCCCGAACCCCGGCGCCTCGATCGAGGCCCATCCATTGCGCTTGCAGGCCTCGGCCCAGATCAGCGGCTCCAGCCAGTCGACGCTGTCGACGACGACCGTGCCGAAATCGTGGTCCTCGTTCAGAAGCGCATCAAGCGCCTCAGCCACCTCCGCATAGCTGGTCGCGAGCGGGAAATGGGGCACCTGCAGCTTGCCTAGGCCATCCTCGGTCATGAGGAAGACGGGCCGGTCGGCATCGGCTGCGAAGGTGGATTTGCCCACCCCGGCCACGCCGTGGATCAGGATGCGCGGCGGGGTCAGCACCGAGGTCGTGCGCAGGGACGCGAGCGAAATGGCCATCAGCGCACCTCCTCGTTCAGCACGAGGCGGAACTTGGGCTTGCCGGTGCGGACCGTGCGCGCGGGCTCGAAGCCCTTGCGCCAGCTTTCCGGAAATGCGCCGTATTTGCGCTCGGAGACCGACAGCTTGGTTTCGATGAATTCCGCCGGGTCCTCGCCCGCCGAGGCGATGTTCTCGGCGATCTGCGCCAGCAACGCCTGATCCCAGTCGATGCGCTTGGGCAGTTCGGCGATCACGGTGACGCCGTCATCCTCGAACCGGATCGTGCCGGTGTCCTTGCCCGCCTCCTGGCGGGTGTCCTGGGCGCGGTCGGCGTATTTCAGAGAGATGGCGCCGTCGAGCCAGTCCGCGACCGACTTCGCCTGCGTCAGCTGCTCGTCCGCCGCGCCTTTCAGCAGCGCGAGCTGATCGGCGGGCAGCGCCGCGATCTGGCCCACCGGCATGCGGTGGATATCGGCCAGGGTGATGTGGTTGGAGATCGTCATATTCCGCCCCCTCACGCCGACATCGGACGATGGGGTTCGTGATCCACGCCGCGGATCTGTTCGGCCTCGAAGGCCTCGACATCCTCGAGCCGGTAGATCACCCGGCCGCCGAGCTTGATGAATTTCGGGCCTTCGCCCGTCCACCGCCAGCGCTCCAGCGTGCGGTGCGAAATGTTCCAGCGAGCCGCCAGCTCGATCTGGGAAAGGTGCCTGGTCGCCATGTGAACCTCCTTGGGATTTCTGCGAACACTTGCGGGTTCAACATGGCGGAGGGCGTGGGAGGGCTTGGGGAGGGCACTGGTAGGGAAGCCGGTAGGAGAGGCACAAAAGCAAAAGGCCGCCCTGATGGACGGCCTTGGAGATGGCGGTGGCTGACCGGATCAGGGCTCGATCCAGCAGTTTCCGTCGGCGTATTTGATGAACGAGCGCCAGTCGTCGCGACCGCTGAACACCTTGGAAAATGAATTCGTGCCGTCCTTGTAGCCCGCTTCATACAACACGGCTTCTGTCAGGCATGTTGCAGAACCTGTTTCGTATGCATCGAACAACACGTTCAACAAGCGACGCTGCTTGGGGCTCTTGAAGGTGAGGGTTTCGCCTCGCAGCCAGACGATGCCGTAGTCATCCGAATGATCGATCGGGAAACGACGCTGCACTTGTTCGGGGAACACCCGAGCCCCGAGGACCTGTGCCGAGATCGCGAGCCTTGCCGGATCGCCCGCAACATCCGCCACGTTGATGATGTGGTTGCGCTTCTGGGTGGTCTCAGGGATACGCTCGCCGGGTGTGGAAGTCAGAATGATGCGGATTTCCTGCGGCGGCTTGCGTCCGATCAGCGCCTCGAGCTGAGCCCAGACCCCCGGATCGCCAAGCCGCCGGGCGAACCAGATGGGCACCTGGGCCTTCGCTCCGGCGAGCTTGATGGTTCCCACCTCCCAGACGAGATCCGTAACCAAGGGTGTCGGGCGTGAAGGTCCGGCACGCTCGAACGCCACCAGAATCTTGGCAAGAGCCAGACCGTAGTCGACCTTGCACGCCGCGATGTCCTCATGGGCGACCTTGACCCAGCGGCCGGTACTGTCGTGATAGCCGTAAGATTTCAGCTCAGCCGACCAGGTGGCCTCGACCGGCTCATCCTCATAGTCGTCCATCGCAGCGACGACGGGGACGTGCCCGCTCGGCACCAGCAGCTTGGCCGCGATCAAAGCGTCGGTCGCGCTGCGCGAAACCTGGTGCAACGCCAATGCCTGGAGCGACATGCTGCGGGCTTCCATGGCCCGCAGCAGAAGGTCGACCGCACGCTTACTCAAGGACGTCGCCTTCGTCGTTGTCGTCCTTCAGGATGCCCCAGAGCCGCAGATACTTTTCGCCGATCAGGCGCTCTTGCGGGGTCATGTCCTTCAGGTTGCAGCCATGCGGCATGGTCACGGTCAACGACAAAGACTTGCCCCGCCCACCATCGGGGCCCGGGTGGAACTTGATGGTGAAGCGCGCACGGGTGACCACCCATTCCGCCACGTCGCCGGTGCCACCCAAGACACGCGCGCCGCCACCGATATCGAGGCCGATCCGGTGTTCCGCCATCTGCCAGATCGTCCGGTCGGCACCCGACATGGATTCGAGCGTGATGCGCTCCTTCGGATCGCCCAGATCCATCAGGCGCAGTTCCTTGACGGTCACGCCGGCAATCCCGTCGGCCGGATCACTCGGGAAGTCGAACGGCCGCAGCAGCATGCTAAGATCGTATTCGCGCCACGGCAGCGCCTGCTCTTCATCAAGGGTGATTCCCAGCAGGTCGCGCGCCATGTACCGGGTCAGGTCGATCCGGTCCTCGCGCGTCTTGGCCACGACCTCGATCACGCCGGTCGCAGCCTCATAGGTCAGCGCCGCCTCGAAGACCGGCTTCACGATCCGACGCGACAGGGTGCTGTTGGCATCGAATCCCAGCGTGTCCTCGGGACGCCCCTCCCGGTAGACCGCGACCTGGACCAATTCGCATTCCTCGCCCTCGAGGATCACCCGGTGGCGGTCGAAGATGTCGACATGGACGTTGGGCGTTTCGAACCGTTCGCGGATCGCGGCCGTAAACGCGGCGAGCGAGACCGGGTCCTTCTTGACCGCGAGATCGGGATCGACGCCGAACCCGCTCCACGACCGCGTCCGGCGATGCTCGTCATTGTAGCGCACCTCCTCGGCTTTGCGGAACCGATCGTACTCGTTCAGGAATACCCAGAGCGAGCGGTTGTTGGCCCCCTGTAGCGTATCGAACACCGCGCGGTTCAGCACGACGTTCTGCAACGCGTTCTGGCCGGGTTCATCCGCCAGCGCCGCCACGCGGGCCGCAGCGAGAACGACACGCTGCTTTTCCTCATCGGACATGGCGTCGACGGCGTTGATCAGCGGCTCCACCACCTCGGGCTCCGGCTTCGTCCAGTCGATGGGCGCAAGCGAGGTGAACCCGCCAGCAGTGAAGTAATCCTGCAGACGGATCACGGGGGTCTTGCGAAGGAACGCGGCGATGGCGGTCATGAGAGCCCTTTCTTTGGCCGGGGAGGAGGACGGAATCGCGAAAATGCGATACGATGTTGTTCGATATATACCGAACAAATTGCCACGTCTACTTGCGCGGCACAATTTTGTTCGGCATAGCGAACAAACGTCCTGCAACCAAGGAAACCAAGGATGATACGATGACCACGTCCCTCGGCGCGAAGATCAAGCGCCACCGCAAGGAAAAGGGATATTCCCTCGACAAGCTCGCCGAGCTGACCGACTCCAGCAAGAGCTACCTCTGGGAACTCGAGAACCGTGATACGCGAAAACCGTCGGGCGAGAAGCTGACCCGCATCGCCCAGGCTCTGGAGGTCACGACCGACTACCTGCTCGATGACAGCGAGGAGCCCAGCGACGAGGTTCTGAAGGAGGCCTTCTTCCGCAAGTTCAGCAAGCTCGATCCCGAAGACCAACAGAAAATCAACCAGATGATCGACATGTGGGGGAAGAAGGATTGAGCCTGCCGACGACGCCGAAGGGGTGGGCGATCCGCCTGACACAGATCCTGTCGATGGTGCAAGGAACGCATGGACTTCCGCGGTTCCCCATCGATGTGGCCGCGCTGGCGCAGGATTTCTCACGTCAGGTGTTTCCGGACGCGCCAATCACGATGGTGCAAGGGCTGAAACTCTCCAAGGGCGTCGAAGGCATGCTGATGCCGCATCCCAGCGGCTCCGGCGAGTGGGGCATTGTCTACAACGAGACCATCCGGTCGCCGGGGCGGCGCAACTTCACGCTGGCCCATGAGCTGGGGCACTACCTCCTGCACCGGCAGGCCAACCCGCGTGGGCTGGAATGCACCAGCCGTAACATGGCCGACTGGGATGAGGCACGGAACAGGATCGAGGCGGAGGCGAACACATTCGCCTCCTACCTGCTGATGCCCCTCGACGATTTCCGCGAGCAGATCAAAGGCCGGATCATCGACATCGACGTGATGACCGAGCTCGCGGATCGCTATGCCGTATCGCTGACCGCCGCGATCCTGAAATGGATGACCATCACCGACAAGCGCGCGATGATCGTGGTCGGCAAGGAAGGCTTCATCGACTGGGCCTGGTCCAGCGAACCGCTGTTTAAGTCCGGGGTTTTCTACCGGGCACGGCAAGAGGTGATCGAATTGCCGCCCGCCTCGCTTGCCGCGCAAGAGGTGGACGGAGAAGAAGGCCGCTACGGCTGCCGCCATCCGGCCGGCGTCTGGCTCGGCTCTGAACCGGTCCACGAGATGACGGTGTTCTCGCCCAGCAATGACCAGATGACGATCTCGCTTCTGCTCTACCCCGACCGCGCCCCGTCGCGATGGGAGATGGCCGATCTGGAGGAAGAACCGGTCCTCGACAGCTTCGACAAGTTCATGGACGGCCGGACGGGTTGATTCGCCACGACCGCCCGACCGACATGAGCGCGCGGGGACATTTCAGCTACGCAGATTTTCGCCACGGCGCGCAGCGCCCCAATTAGGTCGTAATAAACTGATTTTCTTGATATTTTTCTGATTTCGCGACACATTTTGCCTATCACAACAGTCGCGAAAACCCGCCATGTCCATTCCCCCCGAAGACCCGGTTTCCGGGCCCAATCCTCTTTGCCCTGAACGCATGTCCCCCGATGCCCGACTTGCCGAGTTGGGCCGCATCCTCGCCGCGGGCGTCGTTCGCCTGAACGCCGGGAAGTCCAGTTCTTTATCGCCCACCGAAGGAGACAGTTCCGTGGACTACCCGCTCCGAAAGAGCGGTGGTCGTCGCAGGAAACGCATCCGCATCGGAGGAATTGATGAAGCATCACAGTAAGATATCGCCGCCCAAGCCCGGGCAGGACGTGCGCCTGGACCAAAGCGTCCTGTCGCGCATCGCCGCGCTCAAGGTCATGTCGGTGAAAGAGCTGAAGACCGAATGGGAACGGCTCTTCGGCAGCGCCGCGCCGAACAACAGCCGTGCCTTTCTCGAGGCCCGCATCGCCTATCGCCTGCAGGAACTGACCTATGGCGGCCCTGATCACGAGACCCGCCGCATGCTGGACCTGCTTGCCGACGAGGTCGAGGGCGTCTCCCGCCGCAAGAACCAGATCGCGGATCCCCGTAATCCGGTGGCAGGCACGCGGCTGATCCGGGAATGGAACGGGGTCGAGCACACCATTACCGTGCTGAAGGACGGTTTTGAGTGGCAGGGCCGCAAATACAAATCGCTCTCCGGCATCGCGCGGGAAATCACCGGCGTGCGCTGGAACGGCTATCGTTTCTTCGGGCTGCAGGTCCGACCGCGGGAGGTTTGACTATGGACATGAACACGCGCCCCGGCCGCCGCCTGCGCTGCGCCATCTACACCCGCAAGTCGAGCGAGGAAGGGCTCGACATGGAATTCAACAGCCTCGACGCCCAGCGAGAGGCCTGCGAGGCCTATATCGCCAGTCAGAAATCCGAAGGCTGGGTTGCCACCCGCGACCGCTATGATGACGGCGGCTTCTCGGGCGGCAATCTGGACCGGCCGGGGCTGGAGCAGTTGCTCGCCGACATCGACGACGGGCTGATCGACGTGGTCGTGGTCTACAAGATCGACCGGCTCAGCCGCGCCCTGATGGATTTCTCGAAGCTGGTCGAGGTTTTCGACCGCAATGGCGTCACCTTCGTCTCGGTCACGCAATCCTTCAACACGACCACCTCTATGGGGCGCCTGACGCTGAACATCCTGCTCAGCTTCGCCCAGTTCGAACGCGAGGTCATCGGCGAACGCATCCGCGACAAGGTCGCCGCCTCGCGCAAGCGCGGGATCTGGATGGGCGGCTATGTGCCGCTCGGCTACGATGTGCAGGACCGCAAGCTGGTGATCAACGAGGCTGAGGCCGCCTCGGTGCGTCGGATCTTCGAGCGCTTCGTCGAACTCGGCTCGGCCACGATGCTGGCGAAGGAACTGCGGCGGGAGGGGTTTCGCAGCAAGCAGGGCACGCTGATCGACAAGGGCTACCTCTATCGGGTGCTCCGCAATCGCGTCTATCGCGGCGAGGCCGTCCACAAGGGCAAGGCCTATCCGGGCGAGCACGAAGCCATCGTTACCGACAAGGTCTGGGATCAGGTCGACGCCATCCTGCAGGGCAACCGCCACGCGCGGTCCAGCAACAGCCGCATGCAGACGCCCGCGCCGCTGAAGGGCCTGATCTTCACCGACACCGGCGCGGCGATGACCCCGACCGCGACCAAGAAACGCGGCAAGCTCTATCGCTATTACGTGTCGATGGACGTGATCAAGAACCGCACCACGGCGGATGACAGCGGCGGCGATCAAGCACCGGTCCGCCTGCCTGCGGGCATGGTCGAGGACGCCATCGTCACCGAGGTCCGGCGCATTCTGCAGACGCCCGAGGTGGTCACCCAGGTGCTGGCGGTGCTGAAGCGCGATCAGGTGTCCGAGGCCGAAACCATCGCGGCGCTGCATGATTTCAACACGCTCTGGGCGCAGCTGTTTCCGCTCGAGCAGGCGCGGATCATCCAGCTTCTGGTCCGGCGCGTCACCGTCACCGCCGCCGGGCTCGAGGTCGACATCCGACGCGAAGGCGTCGCGGGCGTCATCCGCGAAATGATCGCTCCGCGCGACATGGAGGCCGCCGATTGACACGAAGCAACGACACGATCCGCGTGCTGATCCCCCTGAAGCTGCGCAAGAAGAACGGGCGGCCCAAAATCATGCCGCCCGCCGATTACAGCCCCAGCGAGGATCAGACGCAGGACCCGCACATCCTGCGCGCCATCGGCCGGGCATGGGGCTGGCGGCGTCGCATGGAGGCAGGCGAGTTCGCCACGATCCAGGAACTGGCCGAGGCCGTCGGTCTGGCCGAACGCCATGTCAGCCGCCAGCTGCGTCTCGCCTATCTAGCGCCAGAAGTGCTGAAGCGCCTGACCTGTGGCCACGAGGCGTCGGCGGTCAGCCTATACGACCTGTGCTTTCTGGCGGGGGAGACATGGATGGTGCAGGCTGAGCAGGCGTTAGACAAGACCACAATTTGAACGTCGAGGTCGGCCCGATACTCCCACAAGCATTCGGCGCAACTTCTCAACTCCTAAAATTTCAAATCGCGCTTGATAGGTTTGGTAATTGCTGTGCCAGTTCTGTTAGTAAACCGATCTCGCGACTCAACTTCGTATATGATCACCTCCTGTGCGATAGTTTCAGATTCAATGTAGGAGAGATCACTTTCGGCATCTTCAGACGTAAGCGACTTGTAAGATTTAAGGAAACTTGCTCGTCCACCGGCAGCTTCTAAAGCAGGCTTGTACCGGAAACCTCGGGGACTCAGCGCGTTCTTGAAGTGCTCAAAGACATTTGGGCGCTTGTTTTTTCCATCAAGGGCCACTTGTATCATGCCTCCCTTTACATCAGAACCAGCGACCAGTTCTGACCATGCGGTCTGCCCACGTTCGTCAACATGATTGAGCAAATAGGCAACGGCAATAACATCTTCGAGCGCATCATGTGCTTCATAAAAATATCCTAGCTGACACAGAGCCAGTTCCAGCTTTCCAGCCAACCCGCGCGCTAGCCAGTTGACATCTGAGAGACTGCATGCCCAAGGGTTAGCCTGGAATTGTGGGAAGAACTCTCTCTCCAAAGCCGGGCGATCAAACGAGGCATTATGGGCGATCAAGAGTGTCTCACGGCTCCCTATGAAATCAGTTAACTCGCGGGGATCAATACTTCTTCCTTGAACATCGGAGTTTTCTATTCCGGTAACGAGTGTGGCCTCGTGTGAAATATTTATTCCAGGATCATGAAGGGCCTTATACGAGTTTCCTATTCTGATAATTCTGCTGTCTTGGTAGAAAACCTCAATCATGGCCACCTGGGTGACACCTTGATCTTGATAGCCTAAGCCAGTTGTCTCCACGTCAATTATGACAGCTCTATTTTCTGCACTTTTAGTGCCAGCGCCGAATCTTCCGTTGAAATCGTCGATGCTGATTTTCTTGAGGACCCGGTATCTTTTGAGGATCTCCGATTCCCCCATGCCCGCCAGATCGTCACTTATGAGTTGTTGCCAGACTTCTTGGTTTTGCTTCAACTTTTCCTGCCCGTCTTATTGTTGGATTGCTGTCTTACGATCTTATATGCCGCCATTTTTTACCTTTGTAGAGGTTCAATGAAAACTCGCCTGAAAGGACGTCGCGGTCAGCGAGACATGCGCGTCCAGCGGCGGGTGCAGCTCGAACGCCTTCGGCTCGCGCGCGAAGTTCCAGAGCCGGAACAGGGACCATTCCGAGCGCCGCTCCTCGGCCACGGCCAGCTCGTTGCGGCTGATGTGGAAAGGGGTGCGCTCCCAGCCATTCGTCGTCTTCACCTCGATCAGGCGCGGGCGGCCATCCGGCGCGAAGCTGGCGATATCGTAGCCGGCACCATCGCCATCCTCCTCCGACACCCACCTGACCTTGCGCGCAAGATCGTCGCGGCCCGCTGATTTCAGGGCGGCTCGTTCGTGCGCCAGGACGCGCTCCTCACCGGCACGGCCGAGGGCGCGGTTTCGCTCGTCTCGCGCTGCGACATCGAATTTGCGGGCGATGTGCAGCATCTGCTCCAACTCCTGCGGCGGCGGCTGGTTCGACAAGGTGGGCGGCGGCCCGATCCAGATCGGCCGCGCCTCCGCGAGGCCGGTCGTCGCTCTGGTACCCGAATGGCGGCCGAGCCAAGCCGGGTTCAGCGCTAGCCAACGCGCCACGGCATCCACCAGCGTCATCTGGAAATTGAAGGCGGGCTTGTAGCCCGGGATCCAGTCCTCACCCAGCCCCTTCAGCACGGCGCTGATGTTCTGGTGCTTGAACTCGACCGATCCCTCGGACCGACCGTTCAACAGGGGTAGAAGCCCGCGCCGATGCTCGGCCTTGTTGTAGGGGCGACCAGAGACGTCGTCGGCCAGCATCGCGAAGTAATCCGCAACGATCAGGTCGTTCTCTTGATCTGCCCAGGCCCCGTTCGACAT